TGTTGTAGTTTGTTTCTTTTTTTTTTTTTTCTTATAACTATATTATAATGTGGATCTTGCAGCTGCACAAGCCCCCTACGGTGTAATGGAAAATTGAGAGAATTCATGTGTTACCATATGTAACATGAAGAGTGGGTGGTGGATTAGAATGTTACCTTGTGGGAAGTAGGGGCTTGTGGAATTTCAGGGCGTGCTATATAATCAGGTGTAGAGAGGGGGTCCAGATGGACGATGACTACAAGAAGGCCTTGGACCGTCAGAAGGCTTGGGTCTCGGACGACGAGCTCGCAAGTCTGCACCTCGAGCGACGGACTGGCTTCGGAACTATCGATGGCAAGCCTGAGAGTCCTACCGACCAGGCAGTTCGCATCATGCGGGAGAACGCGCCTGCGGCTGCTCAGACCCTTGTGAAACTCGCCCTCAATGGTGAGACTGAGCAGGTTCGTCTGAAGGCCTCTGTCGAGATCCTCAATCGGGCCGCTGCTGCGGGTACAGGGTCCGATGGGCGAGACCCGTGGGCGAACCTCTATGAGGACACGCTGGTCGAAACTCCGACGAAGACCAACGGTGGCCGCAAGTGAGTGCCTTCAAGGACTCGCTGCCGCAGAAGCCTGGAGGGTACTTCGGTTCCCGAGAAGTGACTCAGGTGTACGCTGCAGGCGATGACGGCAAGTGGTTCCGAGAGAACGACCATATGACGTATGACTCCAACGAGGAGCGGTCTGTGGTCGGGAACTTCTGGATCTACCCGCCTGATGGGCCTGCGGTGACCTCCTTGGACTGGGCTGCCATGGAGGCACTCGAAGCAGAGCAGGCAGCGAAGCCTGGTCGCATTCCGAATCCGAACGAACCGGGAGATGCAGATGGCAGCGAAGGGTAAGCCAGCAGCGCCGAAGAAGATGCAGACCTCTGCGAAGAAGGGTCAGCCTCCGATCGCAGGCACTACGGGCAAGGCTACCAAGTCTACGCCGCCAGGCTTCCTGGCAAAGAAGGCTTCGCCCAAGAAGGGCAAGTAATAGAGTGGGTTAGACTGAGCACCAACAGCCTACGACGTAGTGGGCCAAAGGTGCTAAGGCATTCGGTCTAACCCCTCTACTAACTAGTCCAACCGCAAGACCATACTAGTTTAATAAACGCCCCGACGTTAGAGCTGATGGCCTAAGGAAACTATCCTAACCAGCTCGCCCCCTTACAAGTTTCGCACAGAAGTACCTAGTCATGCAGCGGCCTAACCTAGTTCCGCAACGCAGGACGAACCAGGGCGTGTGGAGGCTTGAGGCTACACTAGGAGGTTGTTTAACACGGTAAGGAGCCGAAGTGACGATCGACCAATACAAGATCAGGTTCCTAACAGCTGTACTGAGCGTGTGGGGCGTCGTAGTCGCAGCATCACTGTACGTGTACTTGTTCAAGGCTGGTGAGCAACCTCAAGCGTGGCTCTTGGGTATTCCTACGGGGACGTGGCTGGCGGTCTTCCCGCCCTTACCCAAACCGAAAGAGTGAACATGAACTACACAGAGCAGGTGGTCGTATGGGTAGTCGGCATTAGTGGTATCGGCTACACTGTAGGGGCAACGTTCGAACTGGCGAGGAGGAAGCATGGACGTAATAAAAAGGATCGGGCTATGGTGCGCGGTCGCCGTGCTATCGATAATATGCCTCGTCTTGTACGTCGATAACGGACGTACTAAGACTTGCCTGGGCGGCTACATGACGCGCGACGCGGCGGCCACTGCAGCTCGTGCAGGCGTTGCAGATACTGAGCGGAACTTCTTTAAGGTGGTCCTTACGACCATTACCGACCCGAAGAGTACCGCACAGGAGAGAGCCACCAAGATTCAGGAGTACATTGCGCTACTGAACAAGGACGACCAGATCCGCAGGGAGAACCCTTCGCTTCCGGTACCTACGGAGTGTGACTAGCCATGCCACAGACCATTGACAAGAAGCTGTTCTTCGAGAAGGTCGGATACCAGCCTCACAAGCTCCAGTGGCTGTTCCACGACTCGGAGGCACGGTTCCGCATTCCTGTCTGTGGTCGACGGTTCGGTAAGTCGCGGATGTCGTCTATGGATGAGGCTCCAGGACTGCTACTTCCGAAGAAGCGTGGCTGGATCGTAGGACCGACATACGACCTGGCCGAGAAAGAGTTCCGCGTACTGTGGGACCTGTTTATCCTGCAGCTCGAGTTCGGAAAGAACAAGCGTGTCAAGAAGGCGTATAACAAGCGCTCTGGGGAAATGTACATTGAGTTCCCCTGGCAGACTCGGATTGAATGTCGCTCTGCAGATCACCCTGAGAACCTGGTTGGTGAGAAGCTGGACTTTGCAATCATGTCCGAGGCTGCGAAGCATAAGAAGGATACCTGGGAGCGATACGTTCGAGCTGCTCTTGCTGACAACAGGGGCCATGCCACATTCCCTACAACACCTGAAGGTTACAACTGGCTTCACGCTCTGTGGCAGGTGGGCCGTGATCCGAGTGAACCCGATTTCGAGTCATGGCAATTCCCGTCGTGGGAAAATCCATACGTGTACCCTGATGGCCGTGAAGATGCGGAAATCAAGCTGGTGGAACGAACGACTGCTAACGAGTGGTTCCTTCAGGAGTATGGTGCAGACTTCTCGGCGTTCGTAGGTAAGATCTATGGAGAGTTCCAGGAGAGTGTTCATGTTACGGATGTTAAGTTCCATCCGGAGTGGGACTCTTACGTTGGTTACGACCCGGGGTTTACCAATCCCTGGGCCTGGATCTTCTTCCAGATTGATCCTCAGGACAATGTGTACGTTTGGCGTGAGCACTACAAGCCTTACATGCAGCTTGCTGAGCATATCGCCTTCATACGTAATTTGCCTCAACCTGAGGGGTACCACCTCGATCTCGCCTTTGGTGATGCAGCAGATCCGGAAGCATGTGTTAGCATCTCGCAGAACCTCGTTCCCGCGTACGCTGAACCGGAAGCTAAAAAGAATTGGCGAGAGGGCATTGATCTTGTCAAGACGTTCCTGAAGCTCCAGGACGTATATAGCCCCTCAGGTACACTGCTAGTAGTAGACGAACATGGTACGCCGAAGAAGCAACCGAAGCTGTTCATCGACCACTCGTGCAAGAACCTCATCTACGAATTCAACAACTACCGTGCACCTGATACTCGTCCAGAACAGAACGTACGTGAGCAAGCGAAGAAGCACGCCGACCACGCCTTGGATGCTTTGCGATACGGATTGATGCACGTCGTCAAGTTGGGGTGTAACTCTCGACTGACGGATCTCTACCAGGGTCTGAACATGGCAGATTCAGAACGCATCGACATGCTTGAGCCTTCTGGCGAGGGCGGCTACTTCAGCTTCGATGACTTGGAGTTTTGATGAGTGACCAGATGCAGCTGTTCGAGCTGCCTGACGAAAGTGACCCAGGCTCGGTTGCTCTGGCCGAGCTTATCGAAACCTACAACCTTGTAGATGTCACCGAAGATGGTGTCATCCTCATGGAGGACAAGACGGCTCTGGCAGAGACCGTTGCTGTTGGACCGGAGATCGGATACTCTAGCCCTTCTCCCTGGACATCATGGACGAGGGAGGAATGGAACCCGAAGCTCCGCGACAAGTTGGGCGTCACCGAATTCTATCGGATGAAGCGGCTCGACGGTATCATCCGTGGCTCCCTGAGGGCGTTCAAAACGCCTGTCCTGTCTGCGCACTGGTTTATGGCTCCGGGCTCAGACTCTACGAGGGACCAGAACGTAGCGAAGAGGACGCAGGAGAACTTCGAGTCGGGGATGAACGTCTCTTGGTCTCGGACTCTTGAGGACATCCTCCTCATGTGCGAGTACGGCTACATGGTCATGGAGAAGGTCTACGCGCTCGAGGATGACGGTAAGGTCAAGCTCCAGAAGCTCGCACCTCGTCACCCTGCTGACATTCAGAAGTTCGTGTACGACAGGAACGGTGGACCTGATGGCATTGTGATGGAGCCTCAGAGCCAGATCGGATCGTTCGAGCCTGAGCAAGGTGTCCCTATTCCTATCGACAAGCTTGTCGTGTTCAGCCTCGAAGCTGAGGCCGGAGACATGCAGGGCATCTCTATCCTCAGGTCGGCGTACAAGCACTACAAGTACAAGGACACGCTGTACAAGATCGACGCTATTCAGAAGGAACGCCACGGCATCGGCGTTCCTGTTATCAAGATGCCTCCTGGCTGGAAGGCTGAGGACAAGAGGCTCGCTGAGGCGATTGGTCGGAACCTTCGTACCAACGAGCGTTCGCACATCACGCTGCCGCCGATGTGGGAGATTTACTTTGCCAAGCTCGAGGGTCAGCCTGTCGACTCCATGAAGTCGATCGAACACCACAACCAGATGATCATGGCGAATGTGCTGGCACCCTTCGTCACTGAGACAGGAACGTCCAAGGAGTCCTTGGAAACGTTCTACAAGGCCACTCGGTACGTCGCCGAGACAGTTGCTGACACCATGAACCGTCATGTGATCCAGCCACTGGTGAAGTTGAACTACTCCAGAGTCAAGGCGCCGACGTTGAAGGTTCGTCGCATTGGAGAGTGGGAAGATGCCCGCACCCAGTCCTTCACGCTTCGTAACTACGTCGGTGCTGGTCTCATTCGTCCTGATGACACTCTCGAGGCACACCTCCGGGAAGAGAACGACCTCCCGGAGATCGACTGGGAGACCCGTCAGGAGGTCCCCACGCCGCAAGATCCGAATGCCGATCCCAATGAGGAAGATGGTACGGCAGCTCCGGGTACTCAGGCGAACACTCCTGTCAAGGCTGCTCCTCCAAAGGTAGGACCTCCTCGTCAAGGAGCCCCGTCGGCTAAGGCTCCCCGAAAGAACGGTGGAGTCGACAAGTCGGGAGGAAAATGACGTACTTGAGATCCAAGCACTATCCACTATATAATCAGGTTAGCCGAGTCCGGGAGGTGAATAAATGGCACGCTTTGGTTACTATGCAGACCTTCGAGGCATTCAGCTCAACGACGCAAACAAGTCGTGGATCGTTGCAATGCGAGTAGGCGAGTATCAGCACCCGCTGCACGGCAGGATTAGCTTCACGCCGGACCGGCTGAAGCGCTTTGCCGACAGTGTCAAGAACAAGACTCGTGGCATTGCCCTCGACATCGACTACGACCACAAGACGGACCCCACAAAGGGGAACGAGGCTGCTGGTTGGGTTGAGGATGCCAAGGTCGAAGGGGATGCTTTGCACCTCCTCGTCGACTGGACGAAGTCCGCTGTCGACAAGATCAAAGAGAAGGCATACCGCTACTTCAGTCCTGAGTTCCAGGACGAGTGGCAGGATGCCTCAGGCACCACGCACAAAGACGTCCTCTTCGGAGGCGGGATCACGAACAGGCCCTTTCTCAAGGACCTGCTTCCGGTCAACCTGAGTGAGCTGCAGTTCGAGAAGCAGCTGACCGAAACCAAAAAGGAAGGAACCGGTATGGACCCGAAGGAGCTTCGCAAGAAGCTGGGTCTGCCTGAGGACGCGACCGACGAGCAGGTCTTTGCCAAGGTCGAGTCCCTGCAGAATCCGGCCAACGTCGACAAGACGGCAACCACGCACGCTCCGAACAACGCTGCGACCGACCCTCAGGGTCGCGTCGACGGTCTTCCGTACGATGCCTCGACTGCTGGCAAGGTCGACAAGGACGGCAAGGCGATCACCCCCGAGGACGTTCAGCTCTCGGAGCTCGCCAAGACCAACCCGGCGATCGCGATTCTCCTGGCTGAGCGTGCTGACACGCGCAAGCGGATGGAGGCTCTCGAGCAGTCCGCCAAGCTGTCGGAGATCAGCGTCAAGCTGAACGAGTACCGTACGGGTCAGAACATCCTGGCGCCTGCGCTCGTCGACGAGGCTGCGAAGCTTCTCGCCAAGACGCCGGTCCAGCTCCACGAGGGTATCCACGCCCTGCTGAAGCTCATTCAGAGTGGTACCACTTCGGTGCAGCTCGGTGAGCTCGGCTCCAACGGGTCGGTCACGGTCAACGTGAACGGCAAGTCGGCTTCTGACGAGGCCGAGGAGAAGATCGCCACGCAGCGCAAGCAGTTCAAGGAGACGACGGGCAAGGAGCTCAGCTACGCTGACGCCATGACCGACGTGTTCGCGAGCGACGCGGACCTCTTCAAGCGGTACCAGGCCGAGTCGTACAGCTTCAAGATCTAGGGGGAGGTAAGTCATGGCAGGTCCCAACTACGTTCTCGACAAGGGCTTCAACCTCTCGAACTCGGGCGCGGCTCAGTCGATCTACCGCTTCATGAAGTTCGCCGGTGGTGAGAACCTCGTCGTGCAGGCATCGGCGATCACCGACATTTGCATCGGCGTCTCGCAGATGCGTGTCGACGCTGCTGACTCTGCGTCCGGCAACGTTCAGGTCGATGTCCGCATCCTGGGCATCAGCAAGGTGGAGGCTGCCGCAGCGATCTCGCTCGGTGCCTTCGTCGCACCTACGGCCACTGGGCTTGCTCAGACGGCCGTGTCTACCCAGTTCCGTCACGGTATCGCCATGCAGGCTGCCACCGGAGCAGGTCAGTGGATCGACGTCCTGCTCACGCCGGTCGCCGGCCCGGTCCTTCCGTAACCAGAAAGGAGAGATACCGTGGCAGTTTGGAACCCCAACGGTGCTGGCAACGTTCACATCGACAAGATCCTCACGCAGATCAGCATCGGCTGGCCGCAGGGTGAATTCGCTGGTGAGCAGTTGTTCCCCGCCGTCCAGGTCCAGAAGCAGTCGGACCTGTACTACGTCTACGGACGTGAGTCCTGGCTTCCCGAGCGTGGCGACGAGCGTGCGCCGGGTACCGAAGCGAACGAGATCCCTGGCATGCAGGTCTCGACGCAGCCGTACTTCGCCAAGGAGCACGCCCTTCAGATCGCCGTCACGGATGAGGAGCGGGAGAACGTCGACTCGCCTCTCAGTCCTGACCGTGATGCCACTGAGCTCGTCACGTCCAAGATCATCCTGGGCCGCGAGCTGATCATCCGGAACCTCGCTACGACTGCTGCGAACTACGCGACTGGTAACTCGGTTACGCTCGCGGGTGTCGACCAGTGGGACTCTGGTGACGTCGCAGGCTCTGACCCGATCGCGGACTTCCGCGTGGGTATCCAGGCCGTGCACTCGAAGCTCTTCATGCGTCCCAACACCGTCGTCATGCCCTACCAGGTCATGGCTGCGATCCAGGACCACGCGAAGTTCCTCAACCGGATCATGTACTCGGAGCGTGCGATCTTCTCTGAGGAACTGATGGCTGCCATCTTCGGCATCCAGAAGTGGGTCATGCCTGGTGCCGGCTACAACACCGCTGTCAACTACGGTGCGACCGAGACCCTCGGTTACGTCTGGGGCGACGACGTGGTGCTGGCCTACGTGCCAGACCGTCCGGGTCTGAAGACCCCGGCGTACGGGTACGAGTTCCGCTGGGGTCCTCAGTTCGTGGACCGCTGGCGCGAAGAGAAGCGGGTGTCGGACGTGATTCGCGTTCGTCGTCGCTACGACATCAAGAACACTGCCCTCGACGGTTCCGGCAAGATCGTTGCTGGTTACCTGATGAAGAACGTGCTGCTGGCGCTGTGACGACGGGCGACGTGGTGTTTACTTCATCGGCTCTCGACGTGTCGGTCAGTCACGCTGAGCTGAACAAGTACACGGCGTCGCTCACCCGTCATCTTCCGGGCAGCGACGCGACTCAGGTCGATCTGAGTCAGAAGGTGACTAGTGCGGAGAACAGTCCGTTCGACGTCACGAAGCAGTACATCGTAGAGGTCAAGGAGGCCTGAGATGGCTGACACGTTCTATGCGGTCACTCGGATCAAGGCCGGTGAACGCCAAGAGGATGGCTCGCAGGACGGTAAGTACGTCCCGCACACCTTCGAGCCCGGAGACGAGATCAAGGGCCTTTCCAAAGAGGTCATGACGCAGCTCTGGAATGCTGGAGCCCTCACTCGCACCAAGCCTGAGGAAGACGAGGCGGAGCCGTCGGACGAAGGTCCTGAGGCGAGTGACAGCAAGCCGGCAGCTGCCAAGGCCTCGGCTTCTAAGGCAGCGCCCGGCCGGTCGCAGTCCTAGGAGCTCACAGTGGGAGGGACCTCCGCGTTCGTCGGCAACGAGGTCCCTCCCCGCTAGGAAGGAGTTAGCATGGCTGACCTAATTACCTTGCCCGAAGCGTCGGCATGGGGTGAGAAGACCAAGCTGGCTCCTGCCCTCGTGACGCTTGACTCTGAGTTGCTCGGTCAGGTTCAGTCGGAGGTACTTGCACACATCAGTGTTGTGGGTGACACTTCAGGCTGGACTAGCTCGGCAAACACTCCACAGATGGTGAAGACGATCCTTGCGAAGTTGTACATCGCTTGGATCATTGACCGTCAGTACTCAGAGGATACTGACCTCTCGGCTTACGCTGCACTACTTCGCTCGGGTGCTATGGCGTTGCTAACGGCGATCGAAACAAGCGCCATCGACATTCCTGGTGTAACGGATATCGGTGACTCCGGTGCGGGTGACGGTCTTCCTGGTCACTACCCCACAGACGCGAGCGTTGACCGTTACGGTCGACCGTATGGCCCGTACTTCACAATGGATCAAGTGTTCTGAGGAGGAGACATGGCTGGAGAGAATCCCGCTACCGGCATGATGTCTGCTGCTCAGATTGCTGGAGCCATCGACGGCATCCGATTCGACCGGATGATCACGTCGTTCGAGTTCAAGCCCTCGCTGGGCATCGTAGCCAAGAAGCTAACAGTTCTTGGTGACGAGTTCAAGGATCTCCGAGTGCCTCTCCGTCGAGGTGTCAAGGATGTCATGACCATCTCGATTCTCGAGAATTTCGTGTCCGGTGGTAGACCTGCCTGGGAGCCGTTGGCTGATCAGACTTTGCAGCATCGTAAAGACACGGGCATGATCCTCGTACGGTCTGGTGCATTGGCTGAGACAGCGTCCAGTGAGGACATCTGGTCTATCGGAGCCACCACTGCCACGATTCGTGATCTGCCTGGCAAGGTCTGGTACGGTAAGGTTCACCAGGGTGGTCGTGAGGGTAACGACTTCGGTGGAGGCAAGTGGTTCGACAAGTACAAGAATGCTGCCAAGAAGTCTTTGGGCTCTGAAGCTAGCGACGATGAAGTCAGCAAGCTAGCCATGAAGATTTTTGACAAGAGGACCGCTACTCATGGGGCTGCACCCAATAGCGTTTCTGCGATCCCTGCTCGACCGTTTGCAGTGTTCCAGGACGAAGACATTGACGCGATCGAACTCATCTTCGTCGAGTGGATCGAGACCAAGGTTAGGGAGGCTGACATCTGATGGCAACGCCAGCTCAGTTCCCTTCCGAGCAAGCGCAGAGGATCCTACTGCTGCTGCAGGACAACAAGGTGGCACTACTAGGGACAGATGCACAGATCCTCTACGGCGATCAGAGCCGTGTAGGTGTAACACCAACCGTATGTGTCGAAAGTGGTCCGACGGTTCGTGCGCTGGCTGGAGTCCCTCGTAGGACTGAGAACGACCTGATCACCTACATCTTGATCTACTGGGCTAAGGTTCAGGACAATCAGCTCGACAAGCTTCAAGCGGAACAGTGTGCAGAAGGCATCGTTAGGTACCTTGACACTCTGCCTACACTCGAACGCTCTGGAGATGGTGGCATCCTAATTCACGGCTACGTGACGGGTGTCGAACCAGGGTACAGTTACAAGAACCAAGGCAAGACATTGATGCACGCCGTCCGCCTAACGTGGACCGGTAAGACCAAGACGATGTTGGGGGCTTGATGCTCTACAAGGTCACGAACACTGGTGAGGCTCGCACCGTCGACTTCCTTGCCGTGTTCGCCGAGGGTGAGACGAAGACCTTCTCACAGGACGAACTGAAGATGTGTCAGCAGATGAGTGGCGTTGACATCAACGAGCTGTTGAAGCACCACGGCTTCGACATCGAGAAGCTTGGCGACGCTGAGGACACTCGAGAAGCCGACGCGCTTGCGCAGCAGGAGAAAGACGTCGCCAAGCTGAACGCAGCCGCCGTGCCCGGTAAGACCGTTCGCAAGGAGGCGAAGTAATGGCATATGGTGTTGGCGCGGGCGGTATCATGGGTATCGCCCTCGAGACCGTGTCGGGTACGTACACCGCACCCGTCGCATACGTTCCGTTCAACAGCGAGTCTCTGACTTACCAGCAGGAGACGAACTTCCGGCGGTCCATTCGAAACAGCCCCGACGTCACCTACGCTGTGCCCGGCAACGCGCACACCGAGGGTGACATCGAGATGGATGCCACTGCCGACGCGGTAGCATACTTCATGAACGCCTCTCGTATGGACGTCGTGAAGACGGGCGCTGGTCCTTACGTCTACACCGGTACGCCGAACGCGAACGCCGTGCCTGCCAAGACGATGAGCATCACGATCGTCCGTGACGGTATCTGCTTCGCCTACGTCGGCTGTGTCGTGAGTCAGTTCGCATTCGGTGTCGACGACGGTACGCTCACGTACAACGTCAGCATCGTAGGTGCCGACGAGGCCGTCCAGTCCGTTCCGACGCCTACGTGGCCTACCTCAACGCCGTTCGGTATGGGTCAGTACAGCATCGAGATCCCGACCGCGTCGCCCGTCACTGACGCTGACACCTTCGAGTTCACTGTCAACGACAACGCTGAGCCGCAGTACCGTCTCAAGTCGTCTGGGCGTGGAGCGAACTTCGTCAAGTTCGGGGAGCGAGAGGTTACGCTCACGATTGAGCGTGACTTCCAGACACGTACCGACTACGACGCCTTCAAGGCCATGACGGCACAGACGATCACCTGGTCGGCAACGAAGTCGGCGACTGAGCTCATCTCGGTCCTCACGCCCGTATCGCTGAAGGACACCTACGAGGTGAACCTGAGTGGTCAGGGTGACCTGGTTCGTGCGAGCCTGGCCTACCAGTGTCTCGTCGGACCTGCTACCGCATCCTACACGCTCATCTCCAAGAACGCCGTGAACATCGTTTAGGAGATGGATCCCGAGGCCGTGTGGAGTTCTGTAAGCTTCATACGGTCTCGGGTGTAACAAGGGACGAAGATGATTGAGGCAATCTTCAAGTCCTTAGCAGTACTCTACGGCCTATGGTGGTTCGCAGAGGTAGTTGATTTACTGTTCCGAGGGAGAACAAAAATGCCGGTAGCAGTTATCACCACAGAGCCCACCCGCAAGGAGCTCAAGAGCCTTCCGGGTGCCTACGTCGTGATCCGTGAGATGACGTACGGCGAGAAGATCTACCGTTCCGGTATGACCGGTGCGATGAAGCTCCTCAAGGAGAACAAGCAGACCGACTACGTGGGCGAGGTGTCGATGGAGACGCAGCGCATCACCTTGTGGGACTTCGCCAACCTCGTGATGGAGCACAACCTCCAGGACACCGATGGACGTACCCTCAACTTCAAGAACGAGTCCGACACGAAGAAGCTGACGGCTAAGATCGGTGACGAGGTGGGAACCTACATCGACGAGATCAACAGCTTCGCGGATATCGACGAGGGAAACTGACGCAGCGGCTCAGGGCATCTATTGTCCTGAACCGCAAGCCCGAAGCCGACGAAGTCACCTACTTGAACTTGTACCACTTCTGTAAGGACTTCAGTCAACTCCCTTACGCTGGTGGTGTGTTGGATCAGCCTGCTAGGTTGATGTACGTCTTCGATGCGATAGCAAGTGCTACGTCCGAGAAGTTGATGAGGGACGAAGCGAAGAGAGAGGCGGAGCGTCGTGCCAGCAACCGTTCGTGACATCCTCCTCATGATCCGTGCGAAGGATGAGGCTAGCAAGTCCTTCAACAATGTCGCAGGGAACATGAGGAAGGCGAGCGCCGCTGCCGATGCTGCTTCTGCACGTGCGCGGGCGGCTGCATTGCGTGCACAGGCCGTTCAGGCAAAGGCTTCAGGAGCCACTGCTGATCAAGTACGCGCATTGCAGTCGTCTGCACGGGCTTGGGATGACCAAGCTAAGACGATTGACAGAACTGTTAAGAAGCATCAGAAGCTAGGTGAGTCGATCAACAATGTTGGTCATGCCTCAATTATCGCTGGTGCAGCCATTGCCGTTGGAGGAGCGGCGACTCTGTATGGCCTAAGTAAGGCTGTGCAGGTCGCCGCTGACTGGGACAAGCAAGTCCGTCTGACCTTCACGCAGGTTGACAAGAAGTACAAGCCTAGCCTGGCTAGCCTTGGTGACATAGGCCTTCGAGTGGCGAGTAAGATTGCTGTACCATTCGAGGGCGTTCAGGAAGCTCTGTTCGATGTCTTCTCCTCGACAGAAGCAAACCTGCCTCAGGCTGAGAAGCTGTTGACGTCATTCGCCAAGGCTGCCGTTGCTGGTAACACTGACATTCAGACCGCATCGCGTGCGACGATCGGTTTGATGAATGCGTATCAGATTCCCTTCAAGGACGTCAACAAGGTCCTCGACGTTCAGTTCAAGCTGGTTCGTGAGGGTGTTGGTACGTACGAGGAGTGGGCGCAGCGTATTGGTCTGGTTACGCCTTCAGCTGTTCGTGCAGGCCAGTCGATCGACACGATGGCAGCTGCGCTTGCAACCTCCACACGGTTGGGTGTCAGCTCCGCTCGATCAGGTACGGCCGTTGCTCGAGCCTTCGATGCCATGTCGAACCCGAAGACAGAAGCGGCACTCGAGAACATTGGCGTAGCGTCTCGTGATGCCAATGGTAACTTCCGACCAATGGTTGATGTCCTTACTGACTGGCGCAACGAGCTCGAGAAGATGCCTAAGGAGGATCGCGTCAAGTCGATCCTCGAGACCCTTAAGGGTGCTGGCTCGACTATTGAGGCTCGGCGCTTCCTGCAGAACATGCTGCTCACTAAGGGTGGCCTCGAACTCTTCCAGAACCAGATCAAGACCTTCGCCACCGACAAGGGTGCATTCCAGAGTGCCTACAACGAGATGGCTGGCTCAGTGTCGGCTAAGAGTCAGTTGTTGCATAACAACTGGATGGCATTGAAGCTGGCTATAGGTCAGGCACTACTGCCTGCGTTCCTTCAGCTAGTCGGAGGTGTCTCGCGACTGGTTGACTGGTTCAACAAGTTGTCTCCTGGTGCTAAGCAGACCATTGCGCAGTTCATGATTTGGGGTTCAGTACTTAGCATCATTGCCGGTGCCGTGATTGTTGTTGTAGGTGCCCTTGTAGGACTAATTGGAACTGTCGTCGCGGCAGGTTCTGCAATGCTTCCCATCATTGGTGTCGTGGTGGGTGTAGGTGCAGCATTGACAGCAATCGTTGCAATAGTCATAGGCTTCGGTGCAGCCATCTATATGGCCTACCAGCGTAGCCAGAACTTCCGTGACATGCTGTTGACTGTCTGGAACACCGTTCAGGCTGGCTGGCAGATCCTTGTGAGCTTCGCACAGGGTGTGTACCAGGCATTCATGACGAACCTGATGCCTGCTATCAAGTCGTTGGCATCAGTTATCGAGACGTCTGTACTGCCTGCCATTCAAGGCTTCGTGGCTTGGGCTCGTACTAACTTGTTGCCGATGGCTCAGACTGTTGCTGAGTTCGTCAAGAACCAACTTGCAGGTGCATTCAAGACTGCTGCGGATGTCATCAACAGTCAGGTGATCCCAGCTATCAAGGACGCCACAATCTGGTGGAATAACAACAAGGCATCCATCCTTCCCGTGATCATGTTCCTTGGGAAGGTAGTTGCAGCCTCTGCTATGCTGGCGGCGTTCTTCGCAGGCACCCTCATCAAGGGCCTAATCGCAGGTGCCGGAGCGTTCATCTACTTGGCACGTGTAGGTATCACTCTCGCGATCAACACGTTCAGGTTCCTGTACGGCTCCATTCAGATGGTCATTGGCATCTTCAGGATTGCCATTAGTGCGATCGTCAGTTGGGTCAGTTCCATCTCGAAGGGTATGGGCAACGCGCAGAACACCATCCGTGCAGCCATCGGGTCCATTCGAGGCGCCTTCAGTGGTGCGGGTGCATGGCTCGTTGATGCCGGTCGTAACATGATCCAAGGTCTCATCGGTGGTATTCAGGGGATGGTCGGTGCAGCAGCTGACGCTGCAGCCAACCTAGCCTCGACGGCAATTAATGCCGCTAAGGCAAAACTCCACATCGCGTCACCATCGAAGGTCTTCAAGGACATTGGTGCGAACGTTGTCCGAGGCTTCGTCCTCGGTATCTCTGGCAACGCTAAGAAGGTTAGCGACCAGATGTTCAAGCTGACGCAGGCCGTGAAGAAGTCGATCATGGATGCTGACATCAGTAAGAACTGGAAGAAGACCAAGTGGGACGCCTGGTCGAAGAGGCTCAGTAAGGACAGCAAGAAGCTGAACGCTGACGCAGCTAAGCGAGCGTCGCTTCAGACCAAGCTTGCTGCAGCTACTAAGAGCTATAACGACCAGCTCAAGGTTCGCAATGACCTAGCAGGCAAGATCAAGGAATCGATCGCGGCTAGTGCTGATCTAACGTCGTTGGACGACGCACAGAAAGCTTCCTCGACCACAATGATTGCAGGTCTGAAGACACGTCTTCAGGCAGTAGCTGCCTTCGCTAAGGGTCTTCAGGATCTGGCTAAGCGTGGCCTAGACAAGCAGACAGTAGCCGACCTTGCTTCACAGGGTGTTGATGCTGCGGGGGCTATGGTTAATACATTGACCCACTCCTCCACAGCTGACCTCAAGCAGATCAGTTCCATCCAAGCTCAGATCCGTAAGATGGCTGGAGACACTGGAACGAAGGTTGCTGGTGACCTGTACAATGCAGGCATCAATGCTGCCAAGGGTTTGATGAATGGCCTCAACAGCCAGATCAAGAACATCACCAGAGAGATGACGAACATCGCCAACGCTTTGGTGAAGGAGATCAAGAAGAAGCTTGGCATCAAGTCGCCGTCGACTGTCTTCGCCGAGATTGGTAGGAACACTGCACTCGGCTACGTCAATGGCTACGTCAAGAAGATGAACGAGAGTGGCAACGCTCTGAGTGCTGCGACGATGTTCAATCCTGTACCTATCGGTAACGTGAGTGGCACTCCGCCTCTGCTGCCAGGTTATTCAGGTCAGGCTTCGAGTAAGGTGGTCAACCTCAACACGACCATCAACACTCAAGAGATTGACCCACGTAAGACGTCCGCACAGCTTGGCTGGGAACTTGCCGGGATGGTGAACTGATGGATGCGTTCTCATACAAGCTAGGGGATACAGGTACCGTCCTGAACCCTAACGACACGAGCATCTTGCCCTTTGTGGACATCACGGACATTAAGGGGCTAGACACTCCTGAGATCCGAACGACTGAGCGTGACCACGAAGGTACTGATGGTGGCTTCATCGATGCTGAGTTCGAGAAGATGCGGACGATCACGCTTGAAGGTCAGATCATTGCGGGTAGTGATCTGGTCGAGACCCTACTGGACCAGTTGAAGTATGAGTGGGCTCCGCGTAGAGATTCAATTCCACTCTACTACAGCCACCCTGGTGCTTCCGACCGTGTCATGTTTGTGAAGCCGCTTGGTGTAAGGTTCGACTATACTACACTACGCCGTGTAGGGTCTTGCGATGTTCAGTTCATGGCGCAGGCTGAAGACCCTCGCCTTTACGATGCCGTACTGCAAACGTTCAACCTGTCACAGGGTTTGGCTATCACAACTGGTTTCTCGTTCGACCTGGGATTCAACTTCGGTTACGGTGCTGCTGTAGACCCCAACCAGACGAACGTCTACAATGGTGGTAACCGACCTGCTCCTGCAGTAATAACGATTCCAGGTCCTGTATCAAACCCGATCATCTACAACGACACCACAGGCAACGTGTTGCAGTTCAACATCAGTGTAGCATCAGGCGACAATCTTGTCATCGACCTTGGTTACAGGACGGTCAAGCTCAATGGAAGCGTTTCACGGCGTGCTGCGTTGCTCGCGCCGGACTGGTTCCTACTAGCCAAGGGCGACAATTACATGAGGTACCGAGCAAGTAGTGCTGGCGGTACGCCTAGCACCGTGGCCTTCAGAAATGCATGGAGATGACTCGTGGCCGTGACTAACCCCGTAGCCTTCCTGCAGAATGCGGGTGCTACGCATACAGCTGAAATCACCCGCAATGCAATTGGCGTAACAGGCCTGACAGGCACTCGCACCTCGGGTCCTTCAATGGTTCCTCGTGGTGGTGTGAACCCTGCTCTTGGTGGGTCGATGCTCGTTACTCAGCAGGGCGCACCTACTATGGGTATCACAGTAGCTACAGGTCACTGTGTCATCCCAGGTAGTGAAGGTACGACACAGGGTGCCTATGTAGGTACGGCTCCCACGTCGACGAACATTGCTGTTACTGCTGCACACGCCACACTGCCTCGTATCGACATTGTCTGTGCGAAGGTAGAGGACAGTGCATACAGTGGTGCCAACAACCTCTGGTCACTTGTAGTTGTTACAGGTACTGCTGCAGCTTCCCCTGCTGTACCTGCAGCACCCAACAACTCGATCACCTTGGCACAGATTGCCGTTGCAGCTGCTGCTACGTCGATTGTCAATGCGAACATCACCGACACTCGGTTGTTCCTCGCAGGAGGGATCATCCCGATCCCCTCCATCGCTGCTCTACCTGTTGCTCCGTACGAAGGCATGTATGTCTACGCTCGTGCTACAGACCGGATGTACTTCTATGATGGTGCAGCGTGGCAGGGTAACTCCGAGCGCTACCCTGGCATCGCTGTTGCCTATGCCACTGTAGGTCAGACGGTTACTAACGTGACTGACACACTGTTGTCCTTCAACGCAGAGGACATCGACACAGATGGTTGGCACGACAATGTCACGAACAACAGTAGGCTCACTCCGAACGTGCCTGGCTACTACCGAGTGTGGGGCAACCTGTACTGGGCGTTCAATACGACCATGAGCTACTCGGATGTGTACATCGCCAAGAACGGTACTGTCGTAGCGCGTGCGGGTAACCTTCAGTTCCCTTCGACAGGTCAGAACAACGTTTCCAAGTTCGGCGGGAACATCACGCATACTCTACAGATGAACGGATCTAGCGATTACGTTCAGCTCGGAGCCTTCCACCAGAGTGGTGTATCGCAGACCACTAACGCAGGGTTCCCCCAAGGTGTACGGTTCGGTATCGAATTCATCCGACCGCTGTAAGGAGGTGTAAGATGGCAAAGAGCCCTGAGTACCCTGACCTCACGTGGGTCGAGCCTGCGTCATGGGAAGACGTGAATCGTACGAGTGTACAGTTCATCGTCATCCACGACACAGAGGGTTCCAGCCACGCGCAGTCCGCTGAGGACGGTGCGGCGTATGATGCTCGTCGTACTGACGGGACGTCGACGCATTACTTCGTCGACAACGACAGCATCGTACAATGTGTGCGTACCAATGACGTAGCGTACGCAGCCTTCTGGAATGGTAACCAGAAGGGTATTCAGTACGAGCTGTGCGCCAAGGCTTCGTTCTCCAAGGCGACGTGGCTGGACAGTGGGTATGGTTTGCCTATGCTTCAGCGAGCTGCTGTACAGGTAGCGCGTGACTGCAAGAAGTGGGGCATTCCTGTTCGCAAGATTACGTCATCTCAGATGGCTGCAGGTCAGAAGGGTATCTGTGGACACGGCGATGTTTCCGTAGCGTATCCTCAGGACAACGGCGATCACACGGACCCGGGACCGAACTTCCCGTGGACAGAGTTCATCGCAATGGTTCAAGACGAAAGGGAGTGGCTCGATATGCCTAGCGTAGACGACATCGCACAGGCCACGGCTCAGGCGACTGCGTACAAGATCGACGAAGACATGGGCAACCCGAAGAGCGGCATCGCCAAGAAGATCGCAGCCAACAACAAGGCGGCTGCTCAGGAGAACGCCAGCAAGGTCTACCTCGACCTTCGCAACGACGGTACCCTGACCAATCAGGATGGTACCAAGGTTCCTGGTCCGTCCGGCATCCGTGATCAGGTCGACAAGATCATCGACGGCAAGCTCGATCCGATCGAAGCTCGCATGACTTCGCTCGAGTCCAAGGTCGATCAGCTCCTCGCACTGCTCCAGGCGAAGAAGTAACCATGGCGACGACCGAAGAGCTCAGGTACGTCTTCCTGGATGCACTGTCAGGTACGATCATCGAGGAGATCCCTCTTCAGAGTGTTCGTATCAACCAGACACTCAGTGGGGGCGAGTTCCAAGCTGTCTTCGGTCTGGACCAAACTGGCCTCAGCAACGACCAGCTCGTCTCAGCAACCATACCAGGGCGGTGTATGGTTGTATGCGAAACGAACACTCGCGTCCTGTGGGGCGGGCTGGTCTGGTCGAGGACGTATCAGAGTCAAGCGAAGAGCGTTCAGCTGTTCGCTAAGACACTGGACCAGTACCCAGCCAAGCGACTTGTGAACTACAACAGGACCTTCACTGGTAAGGATCCGCGCAACCTGTTCAAGCAGATGTACTTCGACATGCAGTTCGATCCGCACAGCATTCAAGTCAACCTGCCACCGACAGTTCCCGACGAGAACCCTATCGACTTCTCCGTAGCTGTTTCGGAGATGAAGACCTACCGAGCAGTCATGGACCAGTTGTCCACAGCGGTCGATACTGGCTTCGAGTGGACGATCGACTGGACACGTACTGGTAACTCGTACGACAAGACCATCCGCGTTGGTCAGCCTCTGGGCGTTCCGCAATCGAACAGCAACGTGGTCTTCGAGTATCCAGGTAACATCTTGAACTACTGGCGCAACGATACCATAGGTAACGGTGGTACTGACATCTATGGTGTCGGTGCAGGTGAGGGTGAGAGTCAGCTCATCTCGCATATTATCCACAGTGACCTGCTGAACAATGGCTTCCCCAGGTTGGATGCCTTGGTTAGTTTCAAGGACATTGAGGACGCTTCCATCCTCACCCAGATGACACAGACGCAAGCCACAATCATGAAGGCTCCGCAGCCTCTCTACACCGTCCAGATGAAAGCTGACAGAGAACCTGCCTTTGGTGACTATGGGCTGGGTGACTACTGTCGCCTGGTCATCAAGGACCCTCTTCACCCGAGTCCTGGGACAACGTTCAGTACACGCATCTTGGGCTGGGACTACACACCAGCAGCCAGTGATTCCGTCTCTGAGGTGCAACTTATCTTCCAGGGAGATGACGACGCGTAATGGCAGATGTCAAGCAACACCGCGAACCACCAGACCTGGTCAAGAAGATTGCCGACCTCGAACGTAGGCTGGCGATCATGGAGACCGCTCGCCGACTGGGTAATGCATCCATCGATGGCGGACGTCTTACCATTCGTGGTGGCGACCTAGCCGTCGTGAATGACAACGACGAACTGGTTCTCCTGATCGCCCACGGCGACACGCCCTCCATCACTATGATCCCGAACTACGTGACCGGTGGATGGGCTGCCACTCAGTTCGCTTGGGAGTCAGACGACCAGGGAGCTTCGTATCAGGTTCAGATCGAGAACCCGGACGGCGTACGTGATGGCGGGAAGATTCTCCTCAACCGCGACACGTCGTATTACTCCCACCAACCGCTCGATACCACGCCTGCAGAGGCCTTCATGGCTCTGGGGGATATTCAGTGGGGTGGTAACCGTGAACACATTCGGTTCAGAGGTCGCTGGGGATACAATGGTGGCTACGATTCCCAGGACGCTGTTGTGTTCGGCTTCGACAACGTCGTTGCAGGCTTCGGTGCTTCGATCTACCTGTTCCCGTTCGCCTTCGACCGTACACCTGTCGTTGTGTATGGTCTCCAGAACGCTGGCACAGCAGTAGCCCACGACTTGGCAGCCGTCAGCAACACTGGCTTTACCATCTCGTGGGCTACAGGAACGACTGCCAAGACGATCATGTGGGCGGCGTTCAGGCTGTGAAGAAGAAAGTAGCGTTCAGTGAACTCACACAGGGAGACGATGGTTCATTTCGCGTAACTGCGACCATCAACAACTCCACACGGGTGCAGCACGTCATTCCACCGACAGCTGTAGCACACTATGCAGAGCTCCATGGCATGTCCGATGAAGACGCTCTGCATCACCTACTCAGCGAACCACATGGTGAGGATGCTGAGGTCGAATTGCCTCATCGAGAGATGCGGCATACCATCTTGAAAGGGGTGGATCATGTTCGGCAAGTACAACAAGTTCGTGTACGCCGTGATCGCAGGGCTGGCGGTAGCGGTGCCGGCTCTGAGCGCGGCGAACAACGACGGGACGATCTCACTGCAGGAGTGGCTGACAATCCTCGGCCTGTTCCTTCCGGCAGTGGCGACAATCGTCGCACCGTCGAACACGCTCGACACGGGCGAGCTGGTCAAGCAGGCGATCAAGAATCCGGACATCGACTTGACCGTCTCAGGAAGAACGGACAACCTCCCGAAGTAATCTAGACTCCTGGCCACTCACCACTGCGTTCGCCTCCCGCAGTCCCTTTGGTGAGTGGCCAGGGCTCTGTTTACTTCCTGAGCTTGTGCAAGTACTCGTCGTTACCTAGCGTCGTCGTGTAGTAGTGCAACCAGTGCCTAGCTGCATCGCGCGAGTGCTTCGAGTCGCAAGTACTCCACACGCCCGCCCGTTTCAGTTTATCGTTGTCCCAGAAGCCTTTGCCTGTCGAAGCACTCTGGATGACGAGGTTGACAGTACGTAGCTGACAGTAGAGTTTGACTACTCCAACCAACTCGCCCGGACTGTAATCGATGTACGACCTGTTCTGCGCATCCTCTTTGCGGAACTCGAAGGACTCCACGATCACAGTATCGCTTTTGATAACCCAGTCGTCGAGCCAATTCCACATATGCGAGACACGGTTGAGGTCGTGTGTCCAATCGAACGTCTCGCCTTCGCATCCTTGAACATACTTGGCGAAGATACCTGTATGTGGTCCAGGGTCAATCGCGTAGATCGTCATTAGTTACCCTATCGTCTGTCCCAAGGCCGTGTGGTGTTTTGTATTGATGCTCTCTTGTATAGACGCGAGATAGCCGAGCGATCAAACAAGCCCTCACAAGGGTAAAGAACCTGCTAAGTCCTTTGGTCTAACCGCTCGGCTATCAAGTCTAACTACTCAGCCGTTCTACTTTCGAGCTCACGCTCTAGGTCTTTGATCAAGGCTTGCCTGTCCTCGATCTCAGCTGTGTATCGTGCAATGCGTGCTTGGATAGACTTTGTGTTCTGCGCCTCAGAGAGGACTACGTTGTCCTCAGCGAGGTTCTGCCTGTTGCCATCCTTGAAGATGGCTCGTTCACCTGGGACGAGCTTGCGCCCTAGCTTCTGCTCCAGGATCAATGTGTGCTTACCGATCCAGCCTTCGTCGGTCTTCACCTGCGTGTAGCCGTTCTTGTTGGTCGTCTCCGTTCCAACGTCGGCTCGTTGTCCTCTGGGCATCAGCGATACGTCTTCGTCTCGGAAGGCTTGTAGCGGTTGGCGATAGCCTCGAGGGCTCCTGAGAACGTCGCGGAGTTGGCAGTGGTGACACAGTCGAGCTCACGCCATTCAGCCTTGTCGACACTCTCCGGAAGGTCTGAAGACCCCTGAACTCGCGGAAGCTTCCTCTCCTCTGAAGTAGGGCTCTCGCTCCAGGTGACGTACTGTTCGACTGTGACACGGTACTTACGAACAGCCTCACCATACTTGTTTGGCATTACAAATCTCCCCAGCTAGGACCGTGACTTACGTCTACTTCGAATGGGACGTACTTGGTGATGCGCTCAGCCGCTTCGACCATCTCAGCTCGTAGCATCTCCGACACTTCGTCCAGTCGTGACTCAGCTGCTTCGACGACAAGCGCGTCATGGATGGTGAGCCTAATGAAGCCAATGCCTCGTAGCTGCGGACGAAGTCGTACAAGAGCTGAGAGGCAAATGTCGGAAGCGATAGATTGCGGAAGGTAACTGAGTGCTTCGTTGAAGACTTCAGATTGGTTGTGCGGTGTGATGAGAGAGTAACGACGCCTCCGTCCGAAAGGTGTGATGAGGTCGTGGCCTGCAAGGATGTGGTCCTTGATCGACTGCTGCCACATGACTGTAGAAGGGATCGTGTCGAGGAAGGCTGCGAAGTCCCTCTGAGCTTCCTGAAGAGGGATCTTATACTCCTGTGCGATGGAGTAGTACTCTCGGCCGAAGGCGATGCCGTAGAAGAACGCTTTGACACGAACACGCTGTTCCTTGTTGTTTGGATCGAACTTACTCTTGTAGAGCCCTGCGCCGAGTTGGTTGAACAAGTCCTCACCAGAGGCGAAGATGTCCCTCAGGTATTCATCCTGAGCGAGCCACGCAATGACGCGGCCCTCTGCCTGTTTGTAGTCCGCCTGGATGAGAATGTTTCCAGGCTTCGATGCAACGAACTGCCTCCGAATATCCTTGTCCCGAACAATGTTCTGTAGGTTCGGATTCCTACTCGCCAAGCGGCCAGAGGTGGTGCCGTGGAGAAGGTAGTTAGTGTAAACACGTCCAGCGAAAAGCCTTTGCCGTATACCCTTGACAAAGGTTCCATATCGCTTAGCCTCGTAGCGGTGTCCCAGAAGGCCTCCAATGAACTGGCCTGCGAAGGACTCTTCGGCAACCCGTTCCCTAAGACCTTCCAACGTGTCCTTGTTGGTTGACTCGACCCGGATGCCTTGGTTGTAGAGGAACTCTTTGACTTGCTTTGGACTCCGAGGATTAATCCCCGCTGTCTTTCCGTCAGTTGCCGCTGCGACGATCTTGGAAAGCTCATCCTCCATCGATCCTAGCTTCTCGAGGTACGCATAGCTCAACGTGGTGTTGTACTCGACGTCGACCGAGATACCGTTGAGCTCCAGGAACATCAGTTGGTTTGAAGCTGCAACCAGGAAGTCATGCCAGTCACGCAGTGTTCGTATAGGCAGTCCTGGATAGGGCCATACTTCAGTACTGTGTGCATCGAGCTCGGTAGAAAACAGCTCGTACAAATTCCACGTGCAGGCAACGTCCAGTGCGTTGTACTTGTAGAGAATCTCGCGAGGAATGTTTGCGTAGTTTCCACCACGCGGAACGTACTGCTTGATCTCGTCGTCGTAAGCTGGTGCGCCCAGGCGCTCCACGGCCAGCACCTTGAGACCGTGCCCGCCAGACCTTTCGTCCAGAGCGTAATGGGCAAGCATTGTGTCGAACCAGAGGGTGAGATTTTTATACCATGGATACATTCCTGCAAGGTCGAACTTGCCGTTGTGCGCGATGAGCTTAGACCTTGCAAGGAGCGTTCCAACCTTTGCACGTACTCCAAGGTCCTGAAGGGCGACCTCACCGATGACACCCGCCTTCCCTTTATCCCAGGCGTAGCCTATGCAGAGCATTTGGTACATGTTCGGGTGATCGAAGTTGGTATCCTTCTCAATACCAACCTCAATGTCTACGACCAACTCGTAGCGCCCAGTTCTATCCTGCCAGGCCATGAGAGCGTCAAGTTGGGCGTGTGCGATCTCTACTTCGTCGACGTAGTACCACTCAGGCTCGACCCAGTCGCCCAAGCTCTCTCGGGTGACCTTCTCGATGTCTGCCACGAGTGTTGGAAATGCATCTGCATTTCTAAGACAGTAAGCTGGGTGCCACGTCGGGACAACTCTTTCAATACTGCTGTCCCGAAACGATAGAGCCGGTCTCTTGGGGGGCCCGACTCGTAGCGAGGTAATGGACCTCGGGTCGTCAACGAGAGCGCCCACGGCCGTTCCTCCCAGTGCAACAACGTCTCGAACTCCTGACTTGCTGAGCTCTTGTACCAGACGCTGACGACACGCACTTTGCGCTGCCGCAGGAGGCGTCGCATTATCCTCAGGCCGACATAGGCATACATTTGTATATAACACCTCACTTCGTTGGAATCCGTGATGGTTGAGAACCTTGTCGAGCAGCTTCCCAGATGGACCCTTGAAGGGCTCACCGAACACTGTCTCCTGGAAACCAGGAGCTTCTCCCACTACTGCCAGAAGGGGCCGCCCCTCAGGAATGAGGGACGGCGCGAACTTCTCGTCTTTGAGTGGGCACTCGGAGCAGTTAGCTCCAGGGGCTTTCGGGATCATTCGCCCACCTCAAGTACGTGTTGATGTTCTTCGTCAGCAGGTTCTGCTGCATAGGTACATGATAGTGCTCGAAGTAATTCTCCGGACGTGTTACACCTGGTCGCATGTGCTTGAGCTGCTTACCATCCATGGTGTAGTTGTACGGCATGGAGCTGTCAACACCACGGATCCAGTCGTGCTCCTTGGCAAGCATTTTGATCTCTGCAGGGAACTTAGCATTCGTCCCCAACAGGTGCACTTCGAACCGTTCGCCGAGATCGTTCTGCTTGATGTACTCACACACCATGAGACGCATGTACGGATCCTTGTCGACGAAGTGTCGAGGGATACCTAGCGTCTTGATCGAGGCGTGCTTGCTGTACTCGTCGATGCAGGCGAGCCAGTCACCCTTGGCACCGTTCGATTGGAGTACACCCATGAAGCCGATCGAGTCACCAGTTTCTACGTGTACGCCGTAGGTACTCATGAACCCTTTGCAACGTTCGATGGTCTCCCTGAAGTCACCGATCACGTCAGGAACTACGACCTCGTCGACACCGTACAGTGCAGCAACACGCAAGAGCTCTTCGTCGGAAACAGAACCACCTTCAGCGGCACCGTTGTCCAAGATCAGGAAGTCGTCGTCTGTACCGTCGTTGACGTACGTTGCGATGTAGAGGGGGTCCTTGATCTGAGCCAAGATCAAGTGGTAGTCGGAAAGCAGAGCTGTGTCGAAGTATCCCTTCGGAGGGATCAGTGCTGCTCTCATCCTGGTAGGCCTCCTTGGTGAAGCTTGTTCAACGTCCCGTCGTACTCCGGACGTGCATGTGCGATACTTGCATCGGCTTGGAACTCCACGAGTTTGTCCTGGAGAAGTCGAAGCTTGATGAAGGTGAACTTGGCGTAGTTACCCAAGTCGAGTACCTCATCCATAGCGTGCTGGAGGGTATCGATCTTGAGCCACGTGCCTACGCCGTACTTCTCTTCGCCTGCGATGTGACGCTCGTACGTCTTCTGGTCGTACTCCAGAGCGTACTGGTTGATCTTGTCTTCGAGCTCACTCACTGTCAGCCTCCAGACCGAACCGCTCCTCGTTAAAGATCCTCTTCGCATACCAGATCTTCATCCAGTCCGTATCCTTGAACTCCTTAGCACCCATCAGGTTGAGGAGGTAGATCAGAACGTCAACGATCTCCTCTTCGAGGCCTCGATCCTTGGCGTCCTGGATGGTGATCGATCCGCGTACGATCTTCTTGACGAGGTTAGCGACCTCACCAGCTTCACCGCACATGCAGAGGACGAGGTTCGGGAGTTCCTGAGCCTTGCCAGGGAACCAGCGGTTGCTGTCTTCCGTGGCCTGACTCATCAGAAAGTGAAGGCCATCATTCCACACCGCGCCACTACTAGGCTCTTGCGGGTGGTCTCCGTGAATACTCATTTGATTCCCTCCAGGAATTCCATCTTCGCCGTACGACTGTGATCAGCGAACACGCCACGAGTAACGACGGTTCGCGTTGTGGTACCAGGAGTTTGCACTCCACGAATTGTCATGCACAGGTGCTCTGCTTCCATGACGACCATGACACCCTTCGGAGTCAAAGCATCCTCTAGGAAGTCTGCAACCTCCGCCGTGAGGTTCTCCTGCACCTGAAGCTTGTGTGCGAAGTGGTGAACCACCCGAGCGAACTTCGACAAGCCGGCAACCGTGTCACTGGGCACGTAGCCGATGTAAGCGAAGCCGACGAACGGAATGACATGATGGTTACACACACTGCTGAAGGGAATCTTCTTGATGATGATCATCTGGTCGATGTCATCCTCTGCGAACGCCTTCCACTTCATGCAGGTACCATCACAGTCCTTGCACTTCGTCAGTTCGTCCAGCATGGACAGAAAGCGCTTCGGCGTCTCAGCACCATGCTCGTTCATCTGCAGACCTGCGAAGTGGACTAGAAGGTCCTCAGCACAGTCAGGTGCAGCGTGCTCGTCATTGTCGAAGAGTTCCAACGTCAAGCTCCCTTGTTCACAACTGCGTATACGATAACACTTACAGTTACCAGAGCGGGTGCGGCAAAGATAACTGCCGCGAAGGCAGTGATAGGTCCTGTAGTGCTTGACGAAGACTTCCCGCTACTCTTGTACGGCTTGGGAGCACTAGGCTTACGTCCGTGCTGCTTCGGAACGTAGAGAGGATTGGGTGGCTTACGTCCATGTGGACTCGGCATACTACACCCCGATCTTGTCTGGATGCCAGATGAACTTGTGTACCTGAACGTTGAGGCTCCAGTCGAGCTGGTCCTCAAGCATCCACTTGCAGAGCTCTTCCGTCTGAAGCTTACCCCAAACGACGCCTGCAAATACCGTCGGACGGTTCTTCATGGGAATCGTCGTGACGATTCTGATGTAACGGTCACGTGCCGTTTCGTAGTCGTTGCGATCTGCGATGGTGAACTTGATAGCATCGAGACAGTTCAGCTGCTCGAAGTTACCTCGGAACACACCGTCGTTCTCGTACGACTCACCACTACCCGGAAGCTTCCAGTCCATGATGATGTAGTCAGTGTTCTGGACGACTACGTCGTACCACTTCAGTGCACCGTTAGTGAAGCACTCAATCTCGATACCGTGTTCCACCAGGATGTTGGTGAACTCGATCAGTGCTTCCTTGTTCTGAAGGAAGACCTCACCACCCGTGAGGCAGACGTTGTTGATCCCGATGTTGAAGACTTCATCGGCCAACTCTGCCGGAGAAAGGAACCGTTGCTTGTCCTTGAAGAGTTTCGGATCGATTGCGTGCTGCGTGTCGCAAGGCCAGAGAGGGCACTTGAAGTTGCAGCCAGCAAAACGGACGAAGGTAGTGGGCCGAGACGTGTTCGGTCCCTCTCCCTGATAACTGCCATAGACTTCGATCACCCTCAGACTCATCGTGCACCCTCTGCGAATCGTGGGCCGAGCTGACCAGCGAACTGATACATGGCCTCGGCACCGTTGGTTTTGGTTTCGTCGATGCGACAGATCACGTCGCAGCTGAACTGGTGGCACGCCCATTCGGCAATCCACTTGGCCAGGTTCTCGACCGTAGGATCTGCACGCACGAGGGACAGACCCGGCAGGAACTTCTGGTCGTTGGTCAGCTTCGCCTTCAAGACCTCCTCGGGCCCCTCGCCCTCGGTCATCACCTTGTAGGTCATGTACGTCTGGACCTCAGCGACCTGGTAGATCGGCTGCGCCCACTCGTCCTCCTGGTTCAGGACGAGTCGGTGATCGTACACCTCATCGATGTACTTTCGGAACGCCTTCTTCATGGCGCCGAACTCCAGCTTGTCACCCCGACCATTCACGGCCATGCCTTCAGGCCCAGGTGAGACAAGCAGGACCAACTCGACCTGCATACCATGGCCGTGGATGTTCTGACACTTACCAGTGTCAAGAGACAGCCTGTGAGCTATCTCCATGTTGTGCCTGATCTTCAAACGCATTGGACCCTCCGCCGTGTGGTGTTGTGTAGTGAGTCAGAGAGGATGTTAAACAAGCGGTATGAAGCTAACTCAAACTCCACACGCCTTCGTACTCCAGTGCCGATCTGTGAGCGCACACTGGAGACCTGTTACACTAGCAGGAGCCAGGGCCACCGTAGCGAAGCGATCGAGTACTGCTGCCGATGAGTGCAGCGTTGTACCAAGCCGAGTTGCTGGTGAACATGCTCAGGTTCTCTGTGGTCGGCGTAGGCGTCCCTGTGTAGGTCACAGAAGCGATACGCGTACCAACCGTGCTCGTAGCGAGCGGTGCAGGTGCACCACCCATGTCCGTGCACGGCGTAGTGCTACCAGCTGCGACCTCACCGAAGAATTGCAGCTTACCACCGTTGGGAGGTGTCTGCGAAGGGCTGTAGCCCGACCAGTTCGTCTTGAGGTAGTACCCCAGCCAGGTGTTCTTGTAGCTCAACCAGTACGCCGTAGCCGTCTGGCTGATACCGAAGAGCTGCTCAGTGCCGACGTCAGCCGTAAGGTCATCGCCTACTGTGTAGGTACGGCCCGAGTAGTTGACGAAGTTGGTGTTGTAGCCCTGGCCGACTCCGTTGATCCACGAGTACGCGAAGATCCGCGGCTTCGTGTCACCGAAGGTAGTCAGGTCACGGGTCACGCCCAGCTCGACGTTGTTGGTACCAGAAGTGTTCTGCCAAGCCATCTCAGTCAGCGTGTGCCAGTCGTATGCCGAGACCCAAGGGTTTCCGACGTTCATGGCTGCGCTGATCGAATCGGTGGGCGGTACTGCAGGCTGTTGCTGACCGGCCGCGTAGAAGTAGTACGGCCCACCCAGGCGAGCGGTGGGGCTACCCGCGGGCGCCTTACCTGCACGACCCTTCAGACCGTCACGCTGTGCGACGGTAGGAGTGTTGAGCTTGTCCGCCGACGAGATTGCCGGAGGATTGTTGGCCGAGAACTTCTCTGCAGCACGCACCGGCTCGAAGCCGATCGTCTGCACGCCGAAGAACAGCGATACCATCGCCACTCCAACGGTCAGTGTCTTCTTGATACGCATACCGTTCCTTTCTTTATCCGACCCTCAATAGGCCGAAGACTAGTAGACCTGTAGGCATAGCCAGGATGGCTAGCGCTACCAGACTGCACGGTAGCAGGTCGTGACCTTTGTCAGTACTTGGCGGAGGCTTCGGACGCTTGGGCGGATTACGCCATTCGTTACCCACCCGCGATCACGTATCCCACAGCACTGAGGAATACTACGACAGGAGCTCCGAAGGTGATGGCAGCGATGATCACCATTGACTTGCTACCACCTCCAGATCCCTTGCTCGGAGGTACGCGTTGCGGCCCCGTCTGGAACGGGTGGTTCGCTGGGCGATACCGTGGTTGGTTCCTACCCACCGAAGATCACGTACCCGATCGAACCGATCACACCCAGAGTGGGGATGCCGAAGATGGCTGCAGCGATAATAACCATCGCCTTGCTACCTCCACCAGAGGTACCACCCCAGCCGGTCTCACTCTTTCGGAACAGACTCACTTGGTCACCGTCTTCCAGTAGGTGTTGTCCTCGTACACAGTCTTGTCGTGCCAGGTAAGACCTGCACTGGTTTCGACGTCGTTGAAACGAAGCTCTGCTTCGTAGATGGCCTCGAGACGCTCGACGCATGTACCACACCTACCGCAGTGAACTTGATAGCCCTTGTAGCAGCTCCACGTGTCCTCCAGCGGAACACTCAGGTTCAGAGCTTCGTAGGCGATGTCCGCTTTGGACTTCATCAGGAAGGGAGCGTAGATGAGTCCAGCCATCTGCGGCGACTCCTCCAGCTTGGGTACAGCTCCGAAGCCTTCGTTGCCGAACACGATCGCAGCATTGAGAGCTGTCAGGAAGTTCGGTCGGCAGTCAGGGTAGACGAAGTGGTCTCCGCTGTGAACGCCTGTAGCCAGAAGCTTGTAGCTGTTGTTGACCATGACGCCGGCGGCGATGCTCAGCATGATCATGTTCCGGTTGGGTACCACGGTGAGCTTCATGTTGTCTTCGGCGTAGTGACCCTCCGGCACCTCGATCCAGCCCATGCCGTCACCACCGTCATCGCCGGACAGGTGAACGATCTTCGACTCGTCACGCTTCGGGGAGGTGAGGGCCGAGTTGCTAATTAGGCTCGTGAGTCCAGTCAGGTCGACGATGTCCCATCGGAGACCTAGCTTGTGTGCGGTAGCCTCTGCAAAGAGAAGCTCCTTGCTGTGTCGCTGACCGTAGTCGAAGGACAGCAGGTGCGGAGTCAGACCCTGCTGCAGCATCTCGTACACCAGGGTAGTACTGTCGAGGCCGCCACTGAAGATGGCGACGCTGTCGTGCTGCTTCACTTTGCTCCTCCTGTTAGGGCGTAATACATTTGCGCTCCGGTACCCTCCGTGCGCTTCATGGTAATCAGGCTGCGTTGGATCAACGTGTCGAACATGGCAGTGGCATCACGTGCTGTGAGATGGTAGCTCTGCATGAGCTGCGACCTCGAAATGCCTGGCCGCTTCACGATGGCGTTGAGGATTCTTTCCAGTTCACGTTCGAGTGTTGTCTTGCCGATGCCATTGACAACCTCGATGGCGTACGCTCTCCACTGTTTGCAGTAGCGGACGGCATGGAGGATATCACTAACCTCTACCGTAACGCCTTGCTGACCAACCGAACGTGCTGCGGCAAGAAGGACTGCAGCCTTCAGAGTGTTCTTAGCTAGGCGATCGAAGAGAGGCGTCATCAGTTCTGGCTTCTCGCTATCAAGACCAGACTGCAATAGACGAGACTCGAGTTCGTTGTACCTCAACCATGCCTCAGGTGTTAGCTCAGCGTCTGTTCGCGCCTCCGTATTCATTGTCTCACCGATGGCCTTGATGTGCACTGCACGTGTTTGGCCGTAGTGTTCTTGAAGCTTCCTCATCTCATCCAGGAGGAGATGCTTGTTGCCTAGTACTTGTGCTGTAGGCGGTCCGAGGGGTTGGAGACGAGACGTGTCAGACTCTGCAGTGACGAAAATAAAGCGTGGGATGAATCCGGAAGATACGTGCTCGTGCGTGAGTAGGCCCTGGACTCGGTTTCGAATTCCTCCAGCGAAGATGAGAAGGATTGGGTTTCGTACAACAACCTCCTCCTTCCGCAGCACTCTCTTTTGCATCTTTCCATCGTACAGCTTGGTGAGAGTCTCAGCCATTCCTGCATAGTAGTCCTTCTTAGTGATCATCTCCAGCAGACCGCTGAACTCGTCACGCAAGAAAATAGACGGTCTCTTTGGCCTCGTTGACAGCTGTTGCATAAGACCCTCGACTGAACCATCCGTCGCCAAGATCACGTCGGGGTCCACTTCCATCAGAAGGTCGGTCGCGATGTCCATCGCCGTGGTCTTCCGAGTCAACGTCGTGTCGCCCAGAATCATGAACCACAGGTTCGGTACAACGGGTCCGTAAGACGTCGGCAGGGTCACTCTCCCCGAAAGCAAGGCACTTAGGATAGTGAAGGCACCTGCTTGATGGTATTGTGTAGCCGCATCTCCAAGGCTGCTCGCCCATTCGATGTACCTCTCTACGAATCCTTCCTGTTCCTTGGCGATTAGCTCTTCCTCTTCGGACATGAGGTCGACGATCTCGGCGCCAGGGAAGATGATAGCATTGACACGTTCTTGGTAGTGGACGAAAGCCCTACAGACTTCGACCCACAAGTACTCTGGATCCTTACCGTCACGCTTGTACTTATTGCACGCCGCATCCCATGCTACGACGAATACCTCTTCACGCTCCATGCCCATCTCGAAGAGGGACATCTCTAGCTTCCAGAGCTTCTCCGACCAGTCCTGACCATTCTCTGGTGTGAGGTGAAACAGGTCGTACACGGGTGGGAGCAATGCGTGCTTGTACTTGCCCTGCAGAAGGTCTTCCGGCTCGTCGTCAGGTAGCTGATCTGAAGTCGGCATAGGCGTCTTGAGGAACTGACTGTGCTTGACTTCGGGATACATCTCGAAGTCACTAACCACGTACAGGCCATTGATGGAGTCAACGACCTCTACAGTAGGTTCACCACTGTACTTGTAGTTCGGCGTCGTCGGAACTCGGAGCAACTGCGTGAGGTCCCAACCGCTTCGGTCACATCCGTCCTCCGCATGGAAGTAAGCGATGCGCTTGCTGATGTCCTCAGCCTCGTGCGGCAGGGCTGTATGCGACAGACGCCACAGGGCTTGATGTCTACCGGGTGATGATTCGATAAGTAGGTTCGGACGAACAAGAAGCACGTCTGGAGGACAATCGTCCAGGTCGGCCCAAACAGTAGGACAGGTCTTGACGTTATCCTTCTTGCGACGCTTCGTCTCGAAGAGCTGCGGACAATAGTAGACGTCCGAGATGAGCTTACCATCTTGCACAGCCCTAGCGGCCTGGTCGACCTCTTCGGGGTAGTGGAAGAACTTCTCGGTCATCTCTCGCTTACGGTCCCTGTCGTGTGACAGGAACGCAATGCACATGTAACCTTCGGCCTCAGGGCCGTAGGCCATTTTTAGGAAGGTACGAACCACTGATTCCATGCACTGCCCTGTTAGGTAAGGGAAGGTCCCTTAGCAAGGTGCGTTGCTAAGGGACCCTCACAGGTGGATCAGGAAGGCAGGAGAGAAGAACCTGTCTTCGGAGACGTGGTCTTCGCGTTGGCCGTCGCCTTGACCTTCGCCAGAAGGTCGTCGGAGATAGCGGCCATACCCTTGACCTCGTTGTTCTCGTCGTACGTCTTCTCGACGCCCTTGACCATGACCTTCTGCGCCGGCTTGTAGCCGAGCTTGATCATGATCTCCTCGCCGAGCAGGTCCTCGGGCTCCGGGATCTCGATCTCGCCCTCAGAGGTGGCGATGCCGAGAGCGTTGAGAAGCTGGTTCGCCGAGTACAGCGCACCTTCCCAGAGGCAGATGTTCGTGAACACCTTACGGCCTTCGAACTTCTCCGGCTCGTTGATGGTGAACTCGACGTTGTACATCGGCTTGCCCGGGTTCTTCTCGGAGGTCGACTCCTTGAGCTCGCACCCCGAGATGGTGACCTTGTACCAGCCGGTCGGCATGATCTCGAAAACCTTCGAGGAGGCTTCCTTGGCCGACATCGTAACCTTGAGACCCATTACTTGGTTTCCTTTGCGCTGGTGTAGTAGTCCAGGATTGTTTTCATTGTTACTGTTTCCTCAGCCCCGATGATCATCGGCATCGTGGCGCCACGCACCTTGGCGACCGCAGTGTCCGTCTGGCTGGTGAGGAGCAGCCTCCGCTGTACACCATCGACTTCCTGGTTGTACATGTACAGGACGACATCGGGAATCTGTGGGACCTTCATCTGCATCTTACCGTTGAGCATGGGCATCCACTTGTGCTTGCCTGTCTTGAGCTGGACCCGCTCTGCGTGTGCGATGAAGATCACGTTCATAGGCAGGTCACGGTAGAGACGGATCAGCCGCAGCATACGAACCTGCAGCTTACCCCATTCACGGATGCTCGGGATGTCTTCATCCCGGCTCTCGTTCTCAGGGTCCATCTTCATCTCGAACATGACTCTGTCCTTGCACTGCTCGAGGATCTCCGACAAGGAGTCCAGCACAACAGTACCGTAGCTGTGCCCGCCAGCTTTGAGTGCCGTGTAGATGTCGATGTAGCTCTGCCAAGTTCTGGCAGGCAGGATCTCTACCCCCGGCCACTCACGAAGCGTTGCCTTACCTGCTTCAGCGTCAACGTAAAGAACGTTACGCATAGACGGAACAGCGCTCGCACTGCCTGCCAACCAAGTCTTCCCAACTCCGGCCTCCCCGTAGATGAGCATGTTCAGCTTGCTGGTCTGATCCTTCTGAGGTCGTTCGATCTTGAGACCGGCGAAGTTGGTAGGAGTCAAAGTGTTCGTCATGCCCAGATACCGCCTGTGAGAAAGTGAATGGAAAGCCAAAGCATGAAGCCACCGAGGATGACTCGACGAAGACGCGTCCAGTTGGTGACAGGCTTGTCGAGGTCACCCTTCTGCGTACCGAACCAGACCCAGACGTGCTCGCTGAGCGTGTCACCTGGCTTGGAGTTGAAGAGCGCTACGCCTTCGAGGACGACGAAGTACAGGAGCCAGAGGAACCAACCTATGGTCCAGACGCTGGTGTAGTCAATCGCGATCATCGCTTCTCCTTCTGACACCAGCAAGTGCCTAGCCCGTGACCACTAGGACTATGTAGCTTTAGGATGCGCTTCAACCAACGCTGATTGCGTAGCCAGTCGATCACGATGGCTCCATCCTCTTGTCGGTGCTAGGCTTAGCCTCTTCCCAGTAGTGACGGTCGAGGTGATCGAACATTGTGTCCAGAGTGTACGTGTAGTCCTCACCACGTTCCTTACCGAGGCAAGGTTCCCAGAAGGCGCAACCGCTAGACGGTCCAAAGCCCTTGCAGTGGAAGCGTCCTGGATTAGGATAGATCAGGAGATCAGGGTTCGTCATCTCCTTCGCTTCCATCCAGATGTTCCTACCCGCATTGTCGCACTGTGCCTGGTTACGGTCGATCTGGTGACGACTGTGGAACCTGGGTGCGTTCTCCTGCAGGTACTCTAGGAACTCGTCATACAGACCACGGTGGTAAGCGTCGAAGTCGTTCTCTTCAACCGTGTCCTTGTACATCTGGTACGTGGTGTTGATGTTCTTCGAGACACTGTAGCGACGACCGAGGCGCACTACCTTGTTCGGCTCAGGCTCCTCAGGTACAGCCTTCTTGATCTCGGCATAGATAAAACCAGCCACGTCAAGACCGATAAGGCGCAGAGCCCAAACATAGCTAGTGATCTGATCATCGTTCCAAAGGTACTCGTCCGATGTCTCAGTACCGCTAAGGCGTGCCGCCGTCTTCCAGTCACCGATCCAGAGCCTTCCCAGTTCATCTACGAACAGAATGTCGATGCGGCCGCCGTACGTTACCGGTAGGCCCTTCCATTTCGGGTCACGCTGACCAATACCCGTCTTGCCGTTGTCATCGCACCACTTGTGGTACTGACGCCAACAGTGGTCACACTTGCACCAGAGGTCCTGCTCACCAGTGTCAGGGTTGACAATGGGAACCTCGAACTTGATCTCGACCTTGACAGGCTTGAGGCCCTTGTCAGCCTTCTCTGCTACGTTCTTGAAGTAGTAGTTCAGCATCCCAACACCGACCTCGATGCGGTCAGCATAGTCATCCATCTCCGGGGCGATGTCACCGTTCAGACGGATGTACTTGGCTCGCTGTTCCTGCGTTACTCGTTTGAACGTTGCGATCGCCATAGCCAACGATGAAGCAGGATCTGGATTCGTGAACAGCCCCAAGTACGACTTGTAGTATTCCTCCATGGCCGCGTGGAAGGCCACACCAAACTCCAGAGGACGAGCAGTGACTCGGGGATAGTAAAACTGTCGGCTGATCCAGTCCCATCGACGTCTGCAGCCACGGAAGGATCTCCTCTCACTGGTGTGGATCGAGTGGGTCAGGCCTGCCGTGATGTAATCGTTTACTGTTTCCATTTGCACCTCGTGTTGTTCTTTGTTCCTCTAAGTATATAGAGACCACAGTGGAAAATCACGGCAGGCAAAGATCTAATTTCTAGGTCCAGTACTCAGCGTGCATCGCCTCCAGTTCTTCTTCCTGTTCCTTCTGGTACTTGCTCTCGAACAGTACCTTGCAGATGCAATCACCCTCGCGCAGCGGTCCATCAGGACAGTCTTGGTGATGAGCATCACCAACCAACGTAGTGGAGTAGGGTATAGGTCTACCTGTGTACTCCTCTTCGAGTACCTCATCTTCATCCTCATCCCCGTAGGGATTCCATTCGAAGTCAGTCACTTCTTCTCCCGAGGGATTCGCCAACCCTTACAGTCGGCACGGAAGCCTAGGTAGAAGGGGATCTCGTTGGCAGGAGTGTCGACTCGCGTGAGGTCCTTGGGATGCTGCATGACACCCTTACGCGGCTTGGCACACTTCGCGTGCACCATCCAACGGTAAGAGGTCGTCGGCGCTGACACACCTGCCCAGTCAGTGCACTCACAAAACTTGGTTGGCTTAGCCCAGACAGCTTCGACCTTGGCATCGGTCGGAGCTTTGTATCCGTACTCGCCAGTACCGTCGCCGTTGTCCTTGTCGTAGCCAAAGAGGAAGTCGCCTCGCTCAATGGCAGCCACTAGCTGGTCAGCATCCTTGTTGTCCGGAATGCTAATCATAACGAACCTAGCCATGGTTGTTCTCCAGGAGTCGTTCGAGCAATGCGTTGGTGCGTCGCTGCTCTTCCACCAGACGATTGGTAGCCTCAGCAGTGGCGAGTGCAGAGTACATCATCGACTGCTGCATGTGCCACTTGTTGTCGGCGATGGCAGTCTTCATGATGTCTGTCTGTGCAGCCTTCAGCTTGGCTGATGTCTCAGTACCTGCGAGGGCGTAGACGTTGTTACCACCAGCACGGTAGCGCTGTACTGCTTCGTCGAGGCCTCGGTAGAACCTCTCACGGTTCTCGACAGCCTTGTTGAGGAACTTACGAGCTTCGGACGTCAGTGCTCCAAACATTGTTAAACCTCCATTCGTATGCCCACACAACTCCACACGGCCTTGCGTGTCATGCATTCTCGTTCACTCTCGTGATCTCGAGAAGACGTTAATCCTGTTAAAGACAATTAACGGGATAGCGAAGCCGTGTGGGGTAGTGAAGCCAGGCGGATGGCTTGTTAACCTTGGGTGGTAGAGACCGCTTCGGCCTTCCTCAGGGAGGCGTGGACGCTAGTCCCGTAGGCGTCGTGTCGCTGCTTCTCAGGGTCGCAGTGGTCCTTGAAGCGGTGGTAGTGGACGACGATGGTGAGCTCCTTGTCGAGGCGAGTGGCCTTGCGACTCTGCTCCGCTACGACCTCACCATCGATACCGGGCTCAGGTGACGTGAAGACGTACTTGTGCTGCGCAGCATAGAACTTGCCGTTGAGGTGCTCAGTCATTGATGAGCTCCCACTTGACACCATCTTCGATGTCGACGTCGCCCGACAAGAGTAGGTCATCCAGACCGAGGTCTCCGTCGATGAGGCTCTGCCTCTCCAGCTCCATGATCTGGGTGTTGGTCAGGGCGGCGAGCTCTTCGTCGGTGCGGTTGCTGTCCGTCTCAGAGTTGTACTTGTAGCTGCTCCTGAAGACGTCAAGCGTAACCTCGACGGTGACCTTGACCTTGATGGGAGTCTCTTCTTCCATTTCCTTCTCCTTGAACGCGCGAGTGATGCTGCCGAATTCGTTCACAGCTTACTGCCACTTCCTGCCGGCCAGGTCCTTGTGGGTAGGACTCTTCGTCGACTTCTTGTGCCCCACGATACAGGGCATGGCGTACCTGATCATGACGGTCTTGCCCGACGGTGTGGTCACGTCGTCGTACTTGGACAGAGCATGTAGACACTTCTGTGCCTTGGTCTCGACGACTGTCAGGGTGCCTGGACGGCTGTGACGCGGCAGCTTCTTGTTACCGCTCTTACCTCCCTTGCGATTAGGCTTGGCAAGCAAGCCCATCTGACTGTTCGGGTCCAGTACATGCACGCCGTGGTAGGCCACTACATCTCCTTCTTCGGGTTCAGGATCTCTTTGAGCCAGGACCACTTGAGTTCGATCCTGTCGTTCCGCTTCCGGTCAATTGTATCTGTTGCAACCAGTCGGATGATGAGGACGGGGTTCTTCTGTCCCAGACGGTGTAGCCGATCCTCAGCCTGACGGTTCGCCGAGGGGCTCCAGGCAACATCCAGGAAAATGCACGTCGAAGCAGCAGTGAGGGTGATACCGACCCCGCCTGCCTTAATGGTACTGAGAAAGACCTTGAGGCTTCCAGACTGGAACTCCCGAACAGCCAGATCACGATCTGCCTGTTTGACGTCCCCAGTGAGAACGCCTGTTGGGATCCCAGCCTTCTTAAGCCTCGCGGCCAGTAGGTTGATGGCCTGTTTAGACTGTCCGAAGACCACGAGCTGACCATTGGATGCCTCGATGATATCCATGGCGGCGTCGAGCTTGGAGCTCGGCTCGTCAAGTATGAGTACCGCACGTTCGCCGTACTGCTTAACGCCATCATCATCATCGAGGCCAAGGTAGACCTTCTTGGCTTCCATCTTACCGTACGCAACTGCAAACTGCTGCAGTCGGATCAGCTGACTGATGACGGCTGGTGCTGCGATGGGTTGATCCTCGTGCGTACCGACCCAGGCAAGCATGTCGTCTCGCATAGCATTGTATGCACCACGCTGCTTCGGGTCGAGGTTGACCATTCGATCATCCCAAGTCTTGTCCGGAAGATCTTTAGCCACTTCCTCTTTGGTACGTCGAACGTAAGCCTTGCCCATCCGTTCGTGGATCTCGTCCGCCTCGGCCAAGCCAATGGTCTCGGTGAACGCTCGCTGGTGATACTTACCACAACCATCAGCGAGGCATGTTCCTACCTCGTGACGCTTCTGAACCACGTGACGGTTGAAGAAGGACCAGTAGCTTGTCCAGGTCTTCGGCCAGAGCCAGTTCAAGACTGACCAGGCGTCATCAGGCTTATTGTCTGCCCAAGTTCCACTCAGCCCTGTCTTGTAGTAGGTTGCCAGCTTCTTGTAGACCTGTGTCTGCTGAGCCTTCCTGTTCTTGATGTTCTGGATCTCGTCCCCGATAACGTGGAACCAATCCACTGCCTTGATGTCGTCGGCGATGAACCTCAGGACTTGCCAGTGGCACACGAAGACCTGATACTCCGGTAGCGATCCTGCTGGTCCATCGGTTGGCACTTTGCTCGTCAAGGCGTCGACGAACTTCTGCCTGTTCTTCCTGTCGATGATCATTACGTTCAGGTCTGGTGCCCATGCTTTGTAGTGATCCTCCCACGAGCCCATGACGGAGGTCTGGGTGACGATAAGAGTCTGTGCAGTGTACTTGCAGTCGAACTTGTCCCTCTTCAGGAGGTCCAGCGCGATGGCTTCGACAGTCTTGCCCAAGCCCATGTCGTCACCGATGAGTGCTGAACGGTCGTCTGTATCCTCTTCGTGCTGCATGAGCTGGTCAACAGCTACCTGCTGGAAGTCGTACAGCTTCATTTGAACTTCTCCCAAGGCCACTTGTTATAGAGGATGACGTACGTCCAGAAGGTGGTACAGGCTGATGCGGCAAGCAACAGTAGCGATACCGCTAGCCAGTCAGGCATTGCGTGTCCTAACCAGAATACAATTCGGACACAGCTTCATGACGCCTTCCTGGATCAACCTAGACGCTTCGTTCGTCGTGAGGAGGCGCACACCCTTGACCTCTTGTCCGCAGTCCCACATCAGCTTGACCTCGATGCGGTTCTCCCAGATGGTCTGCCATCCGCGACCACGACTGTAGGAGCGTGTACCTGCCTGCTTGTAGCAGAACTGCGACCGCTTACGGCTGACGTAGTGAATGTTCAACGACGTCTTATGCGGAGACATACCGAAAGTGTAGCAGGGCTTGATGCTTCCACGCACCTCGAAGTCTTGCAGTCTGTGACGTGTACGCTCAACCGCTTCAGCGAGCTGCATGTAAGGCTCGTCATCGTGAGCGAACGGGTTACGCTTCGGGAACTGGATGATCTTACCTTCGGGAGGCGTGTACTGTAGCTGCACCGAAGTGTCGGCACGCATCACGTTTAGGATGGTGCGGACATGTGCTACGGAGAGCGTCACGCCTGACGAGATCATGTTGCGTACGTCCAAGACCGGTTGGAAGTTACTCTTGTAGTTCATCACGTACTCTGTCGCCACTTCCGTCAGCGACTGACGATCCGCTCTCACCATCTGATCCGTGAATGCGTGGTCCATCTGTTCCTCCTATCTGAACCGTATCTAGAACATCGCCGGTCTTCTTACAGTACCAGTGTATGTAGCTCTTGCTGTTGTACCTCTCCGTACTGAAGCCAAGCTCCTTTGACATGTAGCCGTGCCGTAGCTTATGATAGCCACACCATACGCCGTCAGGTTTGTCAGCTGACTTCGTCTCCGGAGTCCATGTCGCTCCCTGGAACTTCTTCTTCCTTTTCCGAAACACTGGCTTGTCGGGCTGCAAAGGCTTCACGCACCTTCCGGAGCGCTGTCGTGTAGCTCTCCCCCGTCTCCAGCATCCGTGCTCGCGTCAGCCTCTTCTCCATGCGGTTGGTCGGCACGATGAACTCCTAATCCGAAGTACTTGTCTGCCTCGTCGATGATGACGACCTTACGGCCGCACTCGCACCAACGTTCTAGGATCTTACCCTTCCTGATCACTGCGTACACCTTCTGCGGATACATGCCACGCATCTTGGCGTACTGGATCACTGGAAGCTTTGTAGCATCAGCCCTTTCGTCCTCTTCGGCCTGGCGGATGAAGTCGTCAATGTTCTCCATCACACCTCTCTTCCGATATAGTTTATACGTGGTGTTAGACTTGTTAGTTGTAGGATTAGACCGTATGACTTAGCTGGTTATTCCGAGTTCTGTAGGCTGTTAGACTACGAGGTTAGAAAGCTCTGATCTCTGAGCCTGGCTTCTGCTCGTCAGCCACCTGCTGTGCGATCATGTCACGCGCACGCTGTGCTGCAGCCTGGTTGACCTTCGGCTTCGGCCCAGCATCCTTGCGGCGATCCTCGATGGAGACTCTGTCGGGGATTGTCCCGTCAGGACGGATCTGAACGAACCACCCGGTCTCGTACATCATACAGCGGGTGTTAGGGCAACTCAGAATAACCAGCTGTCCGCCTTGGAAGCCCTTACGCTCGACGATGATTCCAGAAGAGCCATCCTCTGGACAGCGAACTGCTTCATCCCATGGCGTAGGCATTAGTGGAACACCACCCATGCTACGACACAGATAGCAGCCCAACCGATGAGAACCTTCACCGTAGAGAAGAGCTCATGCTGGAACCTATCCTTGCGCTCGGGATCGTCTTCCATCATCTCATCTTCCCTTCCAGGACCTGGATGCGCGTTTCCATCATCTCGAGAGCGTTCATGGCATCGTTAACCATGCCACGAAGACCCGACACCTGCTGCTCGAGGATGTTGGTCTTGCCCTGCGGACGACGCTTCATCTCCATGAAGGAGCGGAACGTCTCTTCCTCCGGCGGCTTGACGACGATCCACTTCGACAGTGCCGAACCACCACCACGACGAAGCTGATCGATACACCCCTGCGCAACGAGTGCATCGCGGATCTTCGAGTAGTACGGGTTGGCGATACCGAGATCGCTGAACAGCCGAGTCAGGTGACCCTCGTACACATTCTTGGCATCGTCTTGACTAACGGTCTGCCCGCCCTCAGCCTCCAGGAACTGAGTAGTCGATCGGGCTAGCATCTCCTCGTACACACGTCTGGCGTGGTCGAAGAGGGCAGGAGTAGGCGCTTCAGCGTCACTCACAGTCTCGCTCCAGTTCTTCTCGCAAGCTCTTCATGGCTTGTAGGTCTGCATGCGTCTCAGCAGTGGCTTCAAGTAGCTCGGCCATGGTGGCGTAGTCCTTGTCACCAGCCTGCTCTACTACGACATCGTTAGTGTACTCTTCCCACTCGGTGATGATACGCACACACCTAGGCTTGTCGTACTTCTCCATCTATTATACCTTGTTTCACGATGAATGTCACGATGGAACATTGGTAAACCTTTGGTACGGTAAAAGTAAGGCCGCCAATCACGGGGGCAATTGACGGCCTTACCTTCTTACCAGGAATTCGGACTTACAGCGAGGTAGCCTCCCGCAGCCGCCTGGAAGTGTTACTCGGCCTCTTCGAGTGCGACCGTGGGAGCCTCGGCCTCGGTGACACCCTCGGCAGGCTTGTTCGCAGCCTTGGCAGCCTTCGCGGCGTCCTTCTCCGCCTTGGCCTTCTTGCCCTCGGCGACGCGCACGTCCTTGGCATCCCACCAGGCGAGACCAGCCTCGGCGTCGACGACCGCAGCGCGGCCTTCGGCCTTGGTGGCCGGGAAGGGGTTCTTGGAGCCCTCGGCGTTGTTCTTGATGTAGCTGTACACGACCTGAGGAGCGACGCTCTTGTCGTCAGCGAGGCGCTTGCCCAGGCTCTCGTGCTCCTTGCGGAGGTGCTCGGTCAGGATCTTGGCGAAGGCGACCGGGCTGACCTTGCCCTCGGGAACCGGCGGACGCGTCGACTCCTTCTTCTCCTTGGCCTTCGGCGTGTCGGCGGTGCCCTCCGCGACAGGCTCGGCGACGACGTCCTCAGCCTCGGGGGCGTCCACGTCGAAATTCGGGTCCTCGACGACGATGTCGTTCGTCGTGGTGGGCTCGTCGAAGTTCGGGGTGTCGTTGCTCACGGTGATGTTCTCCTGCTCGCTGGTTTCCGGAGTCGCTTTCGTCGAGCGGCTCTTCCTGATTGCCATAATGTAATTTTACCTCATCCCTTGTGGATTGTCAACGGTGTCATTCGATGATCTTTTACTACTTTTTGTTCCCTGAAGATGCCCACAGGACAATCAGTCCAATCAGGCATCCGAGCACGAATGCTTCGAAGTGGCTCATGTCCTCGACGCTGTCTTCATCAGGTCCAGAAACTTGTACAGTGCTGGACGAGTCTGCTTCGTTCCATTCTTAGAACGACCGAGCAAGTTCTCCTGCAGAAACTCGAATTCCTCTTTGTCCTCCTTGTACAGTTCGATCAGCTGTCGCAGCTGACTATCCCATTGCCAGAAGCGTGCACGTGTCTTGACTGTACCATAGTCAGCACCTGCAGCCTTGTTGACTCTGAACGAGCGCACGAACTCGATGAGAGAATCGTCAGCCCCTTGACCGTTGTAGCCCATGACCACAGCGTTCAGAGCGTTGTTGATCCGATACTTCCTGAGCTCGTACTCACCAGTACTGCTTGGCACCTCGTTCAAGTACATGTCGAGGTGACGGAGATTGTCATGCATGCCCGTAAGCGATGACCAACCTCCGTCATCCCGCCGCGCCTGGAGAAGACTGATCCGAAGACGCTGCCACTCGACGTCGTAGAGAACCTCACGCATTGGCCTTGTACTCCGTAAGGTTGAACCTCTCGACACCTGCAGCCTCAGACGAAAAGTACTGGTGACTCCACTGGTTACCCCAGACCTCGAACATCTGCATCCGAGCCTCGGAGAACGTTCCGTTGAAGACCATGTAGCAGTTCTTCAACGAAGAGCCCTCAGGCGTCTGGTGGTCGTAGCCGAAGGTGAAGTACCAATCCTTCGGCTCCTCACCTGCGTCCTTCTCGACCGCGATGTCCTTCTCGAACATCTTCTTGAACGCTTCCTGCATCCTCGTCTCCTCCATTCTTTTTGCGCTTGTCTAATTTTATCTGAGGTTCTCAGGACTTTTCAAGCCGTCGTACAAAAGAATTTTTAGTAGGTCAACTTGAGGTAACGTTGGGAGGAGTGGTGACGCTGCCCGGCTCCTGAGTAGGTCCGACAGATCCACTGCCGGTCGGCGACGGGTTCGGAGGCTCTTCACCCTTGTGCGTCGGGTTGCCCTTGGGTTCAGCCTGTCCCCTAGGAGCCTGGTTGACAGGACGCGTATCCACCTCGGTAGGATCGGAGCTGGGATCGTCCGCGGCAGCTGCAACCTTGTTGGCTGGTGCATTGGTAACCTCGGTCGTGTGGAGTTTGGGCTGAGGCGTAGGAGTGGGTGTAACACGGACCGGAGTGGTCGGCTTGTACACGCGACCGTCGTTCTGGTTCCAGTTACCGAGGTTGACCTCCGCGGAAGGCTGATCCGCAGGGAGCATGTTGACGGGTTTCATCGAGACACCGTAAAGCGAGCCAAGTCCCACTGCAGGGATCAGCCCGACCAGTACGATCGTACGCCCCAAGGCGAATGGGGTACTGACTAGTTTCATGGTTCCTCCTCTAGGAAGCTCCCCTGGCCCGACTCGAACGGGCTGCCTACCGATTGGCAGGGGATGAGGTATTGCTACCTCAGTTGTCTATCTGAGCCTGTAGAGCCGGTATTAGTACTGTCGAAGATGTTCTCGCCGTAGGTGTCGAGAGCCCACTCGACGTAACCTCCACGACCGTCCAGTGCGAACCATCCGTCGGCTTCTCCTGGGGTAAGAATGGGTTCACGCTTAGCCAAAGAGCCAGAGCGCAAAGCCTCCAAGACACCCTGCCGTGAGTAGAGCGGTCCCGACCACGATGCGGATGGCATCTCTCATGCCTTGTCGAGGGCTCGCTTGAGGCCATCAGCGTACTCCCTCAGCGGAACGCTCTCCGTGACGACCTTGATCGTCTCGAGACCATCCAGGCCTACGAAGCCGAGGAGGTCACTCCAGTTGTAGATCTTCTCCGCACGACGACCTGAACCCGTGAGGAACCAGCTGTTCTCGATCTTGATCGCGGCGAAGTTGTACTTGGCCTCACCACCCCACGTCTTGGTGAAGGTGAGAACGCGACCCTCGTCGAAGATGTCCTCCGTTGGGATCCCTCGGGTCTTGTTGGCCATCTCGAGCATCCGCTCGGCCTCTGCCTGGTACCACTCTGCTGACTTCACGCTGTTCTCCTCAGAAGGTGTAATGTAACTGTCGGCACCATACGTGCCGTAGACGATGTCGCCGGGAAGAACATCAAGATCGGTCGGCTGATACTCTTCGAGTTCGATCAGCTCCTGGATCTTACTCCTGTAAATCTTCCCGAACTCTGGGTACCTTCTCGCTACGACGTACTCACTGTCAGTACGAGGAAGTACAACGTCACGAATGAACTTCAGGTACTCAACCTTCGGATTACCTGAAGACTGACCTACCGCAATCTGTAACGTGTACGCTAGTCCTGTTACGTCTTCCCCATCCATTACTTCGCGCCTGGGATCCAGAGGGTCCGTCCCGCGATGGAGTCGGCGGACGTCTGACGACCAGCCGAGAAGTGACCGTACCTGTCCTGGCCACCGTTCTTCAGCTTCCGCGCCTTGTAGCCACCGGCGGCCTTGGACTTCAGCTTACGCATCGTTCCTCCTTAAATTGGTTACTACGTGCCCCTGGTAGGATTCGAACCTACATCACCAGATTCCCATACCTTTAACGCATGGTAAGCAGGGGACCTATTCAGTTATTAACTGTTGGAACGTTTTGCCTCTACCAGTACACAACCACTAGCCAGGATGCCTGATCCCGTAAGGCTGACCCGTACGATCGATCCGCTGATGTTCGTCACGGAGTTGATCGTCCCAGTCCACGCAACTGAAAGCGACGTGATAACACGTGGGCCAGCTACCGAGTAGTCTAGGTCAGGGTAGGTCGGACGGAGAACACAATCGACGTTGATCGTGTTCGACAGTAGTGCTGTGAAGTAGCCAATCCCAGATGCAGCAGTCGAAGACAGGTTCACCTTCTTCAGGTACTGTCCACTACTACCAACTGCTGCACCGGCAATGACTAGGGGCGGTGCGCCAGGGCCCTCACTCTGAACAACCCAGTCACCTGTGTTGATCACAACATCCTGGACATATGCACCGTAGTACATAACGCATCGGATTGTTAAGACACCCGACACTTCCGACAAGATGGTCACAGGAGTGTTCATTGGCGTGTATCCAGGTGTCGCTTGGACCCACGTGAGCACTTCTGCACTGTTAGCGCCCGTGTACATTACAGCCTGTGTTGACTGTAACAGCCACTCCGCCGCCATGACCCCCTCCTAGAGGCCCCCCACAGTCTTTCTGTATAACTTAATTATACAAGGGACCTCTAGGACTTTGCAAGGGAATTTATTGAAGATCTTTTAGGCAGGATTGATGGTAGGGTTGAAGCCCTGCACCATCTTCGCGTTCACCTTGAACAGGTGACGGTGCTTGGCAGGGATCTTACCTTGGTACCAGCAGTTCCGCGTGGTCAGCACTTCGTACACACCGTGAGGATTGTCACCATCCTCTTCGAACTCGACCTCCTTAATCTGAAGACCCATCCGCAGAGATGCGCAGAAGGGTGACCTCGGCCAACTATGCAGTCTGAATGCGAACTCCGAACCACCGTGGCCAGCGTAGTCACGGCTACTCTTGGGTTTGTCGGGGTGCACGGTACGGTGAACCCAATCCTCAGTGATGATAGCGTTACCGTTGGCCTTGTCCTGCTCAGCCATCTCGATCCAGTACTGATCCGAGGCATCCTCGAACGGTCCGTCGACCTTGAGCTTCAGCTGCCCGCTGTACGAATCCTTGTAGCAGCTGATCATGTACTTGGACTTCGTCTCGAAGGTACGATCGTCGTACAGCGTTGCGAAGCAGTAGACGGTTCCAAAGTCGTCAGTCATCTTCCGACTACGTGTCGACATGGGGCGCATCTTGTCCTGTGCGAAGATCCACTCGACGATCATCTCCCACGCAGGATCGGGAGGTTTGGGTGCCATGAAGTCATACGTCGCCTCGACCTTGGTGTACTCAGGGTTCCGAGTAACTACCCATCCCGATTGTGCAGGAACGTTCTTTCCGAACAGACCTTCCAGGTGCTGCTTGAACTTCTCCAGTTCCTTGTCAGCACCTTCGTCCTTGACGGCTACCTCGAACTCACCCTTGTATCGTGTCACAGGTCTGCCTCACGGTAGTAGGACTGCTTCTGGGCAGCAGCCACGAACACCTTCGCGGTCAGCTCCGCGCGCGTCACCCAGTACAGGCGAACGATCGGCTTGTCTTCCAGGGCCTCGTCGGAAAGCTGGTCGGCTCTTACACCCGAGATCTTACGTGCCAGGTCATCCAGCTCTCGGATGACCTCATTGATCACTGCGGTGTTCGACGTCGGTTCGTAGTGATTCAGAAACAGTCCCGACACCTTCGCCGCGAGCTCCTCGATCCTCTTCACGCTTTCGCTCCTTCTTCTCGGCCCGTGCAACGTGCACGCGACCTAACTGAATTGCTACTCCTGGATACGTCTGCCAGTTGCTGTAGTACTTGTTACAGGAACAACGTGCTTGGTACCCTGCATCGTCTTCGACAACTGCAATCGTGTGCTTCACAGCACTCCGATGAAGACGTTCTCGTCGTTCCAGTGGTACTCCGTCGTGCGCTCCTGTGCATCTCTAGCTACGGCCTCGTGAGCACGCTCGTTCGTGTCGTAGAAGCTGTGCCAACAGAGCCACCAGTGGCCTTCACGATCCTTGAAGCCACTGTTGCGGAGGTAGGCGTGCCCCGCATCTGACGGGTGATCGGTCTGCACAACCCACCACGTCTCAGCGTGCGTAGCGTACTCCCGAACAAACAGGTAAGTCTCTCTGTAGCCGAGGAAATGCTTGCCGACCTTACGAAACTCCACACGGCCCTGAGCGTCCGGGGATACCTCGGCGGTTTTGTTGTGGCTGGCTGTAATGCCGAGCTCACGTACCTTCTCGGCGTAGTTCACCTTCGGATCGTAGACGTTATCGGACATTAGCCACCATCCCTACGAATGTAAGCACGAGGCCAAATCCAGCCAGCGTGACTAGGACTATTGCGTACACCTTCATGTTCCTCCTCTCGGACATCGAACCCAACCACCTTTCGGGTGATTAGGAACGAAATCTTAGAGGCCGGCGTCGATGAGCTCTGTATCGCACTGCTTCAGGTACGCTTGGTGCTCCTCCGTCGTGGGCACCTGTTCCTTAGCGATCTTGATCTCGTAGTTCCTGGCTAACATCTGTTGCCTCGTGGTAAACGTGGTTTCCTGCTCCGCCTCTACGAAGTACACTTACGCTTCGCCTCCGCTTCTGCGATCTGCACCATCTTGTCCCAGGCGTTGTACGATTGCCCCAGGAACTCGCACGCGTCACGGTTCTTGCGAAGCTTCACGACCTCGTCGTCCAGCTGCTCCTCCGTCATGACACTGACGAAGTTCTTGTACGACTCGTAACTCATTCCGTCATCTCCTCTTCGACTACCTGGTATTCCACTGCTGACTGAAGCAGTAGCCTCAGAATGTCTTCTGCGCTGACGTTCTCGATCGCGATCGGCGTATCATCACTATCTTCAGCTACCACCCATTCCTTCAGCTCCTGAATGGTAATCCTGTTCTCGACTTCGATCGTAACCCGAATCCTAACGCTCACCGTCGAACTCCTTCTCGGCGAACTCGGCCAAGATCCGCAGAGCCTCAGCCGAAATGCACACAGTGTCGGCGCCGTCGGTGACTTCGTAGTACCCGTCGTCCTTCAGCTCCGAGACCTTCAACCCTGAACTCAGGTACGAGATCGCAGTGTACCCATACTCGCTCACAGTCCGAACCCCTTCCGCCCTTGCCTGTCAGACACCACACGGCCGCTTTCGTCCGTGACGATCGAGGTGAAGTACGATCCTTGCGTCGTGTTCGCGTTCCTCGCCGATCGAAGCACACCGATTCCCTCTTTGCGAACGATCGTCCCTGTGCCCCTGGCTTCGATCATCTTCATGTCGGAAATCGCCGCAATCCTCGTTCCGCCAGGCACCCCTTGAAGGTTCTTGGCGAACGTGTTCTGCATCTTGTACCCCAGCGGCTTCGACTTCTTCTTGTTCGGAACGTAGTCGTTACCACGCTTCAAGGTCCGCTGCTTCTGTGCCAGCACCTTGAGCTGAATCTCACGTACCTTCTGATCCAGTTTCTGTTTGTCCCTCTGCACGGCCACTACAGCCTCCTAATTGCTGTGGTTTTTATTTTTAATTTTAATGCAGGTCCTTAGGACTTTTCAAGCTTCCGGACTAAAAATCTTTTTGTCAGTACGTCGACGCCTTCCGACCCTCGCGACGTTCCTTCGAGGTCGTGAGCATCAGCACCCTCTTCGGGTACCTCCCCGATCCGTCTCTGTGGTACCCTCGAGCCAGCTCATCCGCCGTCTCTAGGGCCTTTGTACACAAGTTCCAACTTAGTTGGTACTTGCGCACTTCGTGGCGTCCGTCGGCTCGAACCGTCACGACTGTCGTGTTCGCTTCGATACTGTCGTCCGTCCAGATCCTGCTGAGTTCATCAGCCAGGAACTTCTGGTGAATCCACTCGTCGTGCTTCTCTTCGGACTCGAATTCGATCTTGAACGTCAGCCCAGGTCGACGCGGATCCGCCATGGTAGTGAATACCGAAAACGTTTTCACACTGCACCTCTCTGTTCCTCTTGCTTACGTTAATTATACTACACGAAAGTAGTATAGTCAACTGTTCCGAAACCTCCAATGATTTAATCGTAAAGGAATCTCACTCGTGTTCAGAGTTACCTAAAACAGAACACGTGTCAGAATCCGCTACGGTAAACCTATCCGGAAAATCGGTCTAAACCCCCCGTGAATTACCCCAAAACCTATAGCAAATTCTAACCAATGTCCGTATTCAGTTTTCCGAAAGATTACTGGGTCTTTGAGTATATTATGGTTTAGTTATATATAGTATAAGACCAATTGTTCCATCACCTGAATTTCTTGTTTCCCCTGTTAAACAACCCTAGTTCTATATCAATTACCCGTAGATTTAAAGAAAACAGCACCTTCTTGCTCTGTAATTGTAATTGGACTAGTCATCAGCCTCTTTTCCGAATACCTAAGGTACTCCCTGTACCAGAGGCACCTCAATGGGAAACCCAAGCCGTGTGGAGTACTGCCCAGACACAATGTTCCGCTTCCTGCCCAGGCAGTACTCCCTGGCGTCTACCTTCCCAGGAAGAGTACTGCCAGCACCATCAGTGCCGGTGCCGCCCACCCGAACGCGTCGACGCAGTCCCAGATGTCGATCTTCGCCTTGACCTCGGACTGGACCTCGTTCCGGATCCTCATCCAGTTCTGCGTGGCCCAGGTGTAGTCGTACCCATCCATCATCTCCTTCTCGTACCCGATCCGTTCCGGGGAGTTGAAGGACGGAACCCGACCGTTCGCGATCTCCTCGATGTAGGTGTCAGTCAACGCGGTCATTATGACCTCCTAGTCCTAGATACCCCTTGTTAGGTATCCTAGGGTGGTATATAGACCCTCAGCCTATATACCCCCTGGGATAACTACCCTGGGTGTAAGGGGGTCCGTAGACCCCCTACCCATCAGATGTCGACGTGCTTGCTGGTGTACTTGTTGACGAACGCGTTGACCTCTTCCACCGTGTACCGGATCTCGGACGCTGCACCCTTCTTACCCTTGACGATCATACCGTTCCTGGTGTACTGGTACATCATCTGCGTCGGGATCTTCTTGTCAGTGAGCGTGGCCTCGAACACCTTGTTGATGATCGTTGCGATCGAGTAGGCCGTGTACTCCGACTTCTCCCCAACGATCTCCTTGACGATGTCCTCGAGAACCATCTCAGGCGTCTCCTCGACGACCTCTCCAGTGAAGAGATCGATCTGGCCGACGGTCTCAACAGTGTTCTCGTTCATGACGAACTCCTTATCTAGATCCTAGAGCTCTTCTAGGTATCTAGTACATAGTGTCTCTCTGAGACACTACATACTAGTCATCTAGCAGTAGCAAGATCCAGACACACTCTTCTGAGTGTTACATTCAGTACACAGTGTTCGTCTCTTATTGATCCTTCTCTCTTCTTGATCTATGATCTTGTCTTGGTAGTCTGAAGAGATCGTCTTACATCCAAAGATGTTGCGTCTCTCAGAGTTGATGTGTTCTTGTTTGATCTTGAGAGCGTTCATCATGATCAGACGATCTCCTCGTCAGTGTAGAGACAATTGACTGAGTTGCAGAAGTGCTCGTCATCGCACTCACATTCATCGATCTCGATTTCGATCTCGTTCATGAGACTCATCTCCTTAGTTGAAGTGATACATGTTTGATTATCAAGTGACACTGTAGTAGTTGATGTTGTAGTTTGTTTCTGTTTTTTTTTTTTTCTTATAACTATATTATAATGTGGATCTTGCAGCTGCACAAGCCCCCTACGGTGTAATGGAAAATTGAGAGAATTCATGTGTTACCATAT